GAGGCGATGCACGCGGCGCATGCGGTGTTGCTCACTGAGATCGCCGGTCGGACATTCGGAACGGTGATCGATCTGGGCTGCGGCGATGGGACGTTGCTGCGCAAAGTGCCGGCGACGCGACGCGTCGGTGTCGAACAACTCAGCACGACGGTGACCGACGGCTTGGATCGGACGGCGTACTTCGATTGCACGGATCGGACGTTGGTGGCGCGCCTCGTCGAAGAGGAGCGCCCCGACTTGGTGATTGCCCAACGGGATCGCAATCCGCCAGATCAGTTCGAGTGTGACGTCTTGTCGTACTCGTACGAAGGCGCGGCGTCGGCTGCGCTCGTGAAGGGCAGGGTAGCGGTGTGATGTACGCCGATCAGAGCGATCAAGATCGCCAGGACGAAATCGAGCGCAAGGCGCTGCTGATGCAGATGCAGGACCCGGCGGACGTGCCGCCGCCTAATCCGGCCGACGCGCACACGATGGACACAGGCGGAAGTACCACGTTGCCGGTGCCGGACGTGCCGCCGCCGACCGGGGAGAAGTCGGCGCCGACCTCGCCGTTCTCGTCGCACCACGGCACGGTGAGCGGCTACCTCCAGGCGGCGGCGCAAAATTATGCGCCGACGGTGCAGGGCGCGAAGAACGAGCAGGCGGCGAAGCAACTCGCCGAGGAATACATCCGCTCGCTGGTCCCGGAGATCGAAGCGCGCGGTGGCAAAGTCGGCGACATCAAAAACGAGAAGGTGATGATCGACGGCAAGTGGGTCGATCTCTACCGCGACATCGGCGGGGCCTCGGAAGCGCAGTACCTCGTCGATGACGGGACGGGTGGCGGCGGCGCGGCGGACTCGGCGTTGCCGGCGCTGATGGATCCGAATGCGACGTCCGTCCCCGGCTCGTCGTTGCCGACCGATCAGAGCACGTACGCGGAACTGATGCGACGCATTCAGGAAATTCTCGGGCCGGAAGCAACGGACCGGCAGGCGCTCTTGGCGCAGATGAAGGCGTGATGTATGGCGACTGATCCGTTCGCCTCAATTGGTGGTGGCATCGAAACGGCGGGTGGCGGCTGGATTCCGAAGAACATGGCCAGCCAGGACCAGATCGACGAGTGGGAGCGGAAGCAACAGCCTGGTGCGGGCGCACCTGCGTCGCCGGCTGCGCCGCCGCCTTCGCCCTACAGTCCGCCGCCTGCGCCTGGCGCTGAGACGCCCACGTCGCCCGATCCGTTCGCGTCGATCGGCGGCGGCGTGTTTCAGAACGGCGGCTGGATACCGAAAAGCATGGCGGCGCCAGAGACGGGGGCGCCCGCCGCGCCAGCGGCGGCCCCGAGCGCGCCGAGTGCGCCGACGTCGCCCGATCCGTTCGCGTCGATCGGCGGCGGCGTGTTCGTCAATGGCGGGTGGATTCCGAAGACGATGGCGACGCCCGAGCAAGTGGCGGCGTCGGGCGCGCCGGCACCCGGCACCGGGCTCGTCCCGTCCGGGGCGCCTGGTGGCGCGGGCGAGCCGAGTGTGCCGGGCACCGCGATTGTGGGGCAGGCGCGCGGATCTGAAACGGCGAGTGCCACGCCGGGGGCGCCGCCGACGAGTGCGACGACCAATCAGGGCACGCAGGATGTCGTGCGCAATTCGTATCTCGAACGCGCCGTGCAGCCGCTGAATGTCGATCGCAACGATCCGATGATTCGACAGCAGGTCGAGCCGTTTGTGGCGGCGCAAGATCGGCAGCGTCGGCAAGACATCAGTGAAGCGGCGGAGCGGGCGAGCGCGAAGGGGCTGGGTGACTCGGGGTCGCTTGATGCGGAGCGGCGCTACGCGGGTGAGCGGGCCGGACAAGCGGCGGGCATGTTCGAGTCGCAGTTGGTGGGGCGCGAGATCCAGACGCGTCGCGATGAGATCAAGGACGCGCTGACGAGTTTGCGCGGGATGCTCTCGGACGACCAGGTGCGCGCGTTACAGAAGGAAATGGCGGAGCTGGACGCGGCGATGAAGAAGCTCGGGATTGAAGCGGGTGTCGGGACAGCGGCGCAGGAGTTGGCGCTCAAGAAGGAGCTGGGGCTCGGCGGCCTCAATCTCGATCTGATGCGGATGCTGATGCAGGACCGGCAGTTCGGGGACACGATGGGTTTCAACGTCGCGGATCGGGAAGCCTTCTATAACAACGCGGCGTTGCAGAATCTGATCCCAAGGTAGAGGACACGATGGCGATCAACATCAACTGGGGCGAGGTGCTCAAGACCGCCGGGCCGACGATTGCGACCTACGCCGGGGCGAAGACGCAGAATCGCGGCGTGGAGAACACGAACGCGCTGACGCAGGCGCGCGATACCGAAGTGGCGGCGGTCAATCGGGCGCGGGCGGAGATCGAGGCGCGTAATGCGGCCGTCAACGAAGCGCGCGGCGGGCGCGAAGCGGAAGCGCAAGCGTTTCGGAACGCGCAGATCGCGGCGCTGATGAAGAACATGGAGGACGTCAAGTTTGCGGACGTCAGCCGGTTCCGTTCACGCGTGCCGGAGTTGCATTTCCAGGGCGGCTCGCGGCCGAGTGCGTTCGGCGCCGAGGGCAAGCAGCTCGCGGACGTGATGCAGAACCGCGCGATGCAGCAGTTGATGGCGCCGCCGGCGGCGACGGCGCCGGGTGGGCCGGCGGTCCCGCGTGGTGGGGACGGCGCGGCGATGCCGGCCTATCAGCCGGCGGAGCAGAAGGGCAGCGGCTTCTGGGAGAACGCGCTCGGGATCGCGGGGCTTGGGGCCACGGTCGCGGGCGCGGCGTTTCCGAAAGCGGCAGCAGCAGCGGCGCCGAGCGTTGCGGCGCAGGTCGCGCGCAATCCGATGGCAGGGGTGAGTTTTGGCGGCGGGGCCGGCACGGCGGCCAAGGGGTTGCCCGTCAGTTTCGGGGGGCAGACTTTTACCTCACCAACGATGGCGTCCTCGTTGGCGGGTAGCGGAACGACGGGCGCCTCGACTGCGGCGAAGACCGCAGGCACGGCCGCGAAGGGACCGAGCGGGTTGGCGAAAATGTTTGGCGCGACCTCGGGCGGCGCGACCGGCGCGCTGGGCGCGGCCAACATGGTCGCCGGGCCGGCGGGATTAGTGGCGGGGATTATTGCGCCGTATCTGCCCGCGGGTAAGGCGCGCACGGCGGCCGACTGGGCGTCGAAGGGCGCGACGATCGGATCCGTGATCCCAGGGGTCGGCACAGCGATTGGTGCGGGGGCCGGTGCGGTGGCGGGGGCGATCAAGGGGCATCAGAACGCGACGGTCGGCAGTCGGAAGGATCTGGCAAAGAAACTCGGGTACGGCAATCTCGACCTGCTCTATCGGGCGCTCGAAGGCATGGGGCCGGAAGGCCAGCGTCTCCGGCACGAGGGGTTGAACGTGATCGGCAAGCAGGACAAGAAGGGCAATGAATTGTGGAAACAGCAGGTCGCGGCGCTGCTGGGGAGACGATGATGGCGATCAATGAGACGGCACTCGATGCGGCGCCGCAAGACGATGATGAACTCGCGCGGATGTTGAACAACAAGGCGCTCCAGGATCTGATGGCGCAGGAGGAGGCTGGCGCGCCCGTCGAGCCGCGCGTGGTGCCCGAGGCCCCGCCCGTCGAGATGGAGACGCGTGACATGGTGCCGTTGGCGCCAGAAGACGAGGGGCTGGCTCGCACGATGCCGGTGCCCATCCCGCGTGATCCGGCGCTCGTCAAAGGCGGCGGCCTGGGGGCGGCGCAGTTGCCGTCGCTGCCGGGGTTGCCTGGTGGTGGGTCGCGCTTCTGGGAGTCGCCGCTCGCCGCCGCGGATCTCGGCAAGACGATGCCGAGTGGATTGGGCCAGTTGATTCGTAAACCGACGCTGCCGCCGGGCCTCTCGAAGGTGCCGGCGCCGGCGCTCAGTCGCGGGGTGCCTGGCGTGCCCGGCTCGAAGGCGGTCGGTAAGGGGCTCAGCAAATTGCCGGGCGCGAAGAAGATCAGCAAGGGGATCGGCAAATTGTTTGGGAGACGGTAAATGGCGGACGGTCTCATCAATCCGTGGTCGGCGGCGACGGACACGCTCCTGCAAACGCTGGCGCAGCGCGATGCGGCGGCGCGGATCGAAGAGCAGCGTCAGCGGCAGATGCAGCTCGATGCGGAAGACAAAGCGGACCGTGAGCGCCTGCGGACGCATCAGGAAAACCAGCTCAGGGATCTGGCCGAGTCGCGGCGGGAAGCCGCGGCCGATCGGCAAGCTGGCATTGACGCGCGGGCGGCGGAAGCGGCGGCGAAGGGGTTGAAGGATTTCGAGCTGCAAGGTCTCGTGGACCAGTATCAGCATGAGCAGGACCCGGCGAAGAAAGCGCGGCTCAAAGAGCAGTTGATGATCAAGCACGACATCAAGTTCGCGGCGGAGCCGGCGCGAACGGGATCGTGGCGCAAGCGGGCAGGGCCGGGAGGCACGGAGATTGAAGAATGGGAGTGGAACCCGCTGCCGGGTGAGCCGATGCCCGGAGCGCGGACGGTGTACCACCCGGCGGTGAAAGGACCAGGTGAGCCGAAGCCGGATCCGCGGGCGTTGGATAACCCGAACTTCCCCCGCGGCTCGCAGGCGTGGGTCGATAGCGTGCTCCGGGAAGGGTTGCCTCTTGACGAGACGCTCAGTCGGATCGCGGAGGGGTGGCCGCAGCAGGTCGCGGTGCATCCGAATGCGGATTTAACCGAGGCGGCCAAGTACGTGAAGAACTTCTATGGCGGGCCGACGAATCGACCGTTGATCAAAGCTCCTGGCGCGGCGGGCGGGGGCGGCGCGGCGGGCGCGGGTGGCGCGCCGGGTGGGGCCGATCCGCTCCGGGCGCAAGCGACGCAGATGTTGCAGGCGGAGAACCAGCGACGGGCGGCGAGCGGGGAGCAACAGCTCGACGACAGTGAGGCGGGGATTGCGGTGGTGATGCGCAACCTGCAAAACAAACCCGGCGGTGTGGGCGGGCCACGCGCGGCGCCGACCGCGGCGCCGTCGCGACCAGGCGAGGTGGAGGTGGACGTCACGAAGGCGTTTGGGGATTTCCAGCCGCCGGCAGGGATTCGCAGCGGTACGTCGTTGAGGATGGCGCCGCCGCCTGGATCAGCGCCGCCGCCGGGGGTGCGGCCGGTGATCACGCCGCAGCAACGGGCGCAGGCGACCCAGAGCCTGCGACAGCAGGGGCAGCCGGTCAATGACACGTCGATTCTCGCGGAGCACAACCGGTTGTTGGTGCAAGGCAACGTGCCGATCACGCCACAGCGGCCTGGTGGGGTGCGGCCGGTGTTGACGCCCTCACAACGGCAGCAGGCGATTGCGACGTTGAAGCTGAACAATCAGCCGGTCAACGAAGACACGATCATGGAGATGTATCGGACGCTCGTGATGCAGGGGCAAGTCTGGAAGTAGGGTCATGAGTCAAGACGATCTGTTTGCCGGCGTCCCGCTCAAGGTCGCGCGACCGTCGTCGTCGGTGCGACCGTCCGCGCCCTCGCCGTCGTCGGCGGAACGGGAACAGACCGCGTGGGACGATCCGTTTGCGGGCGTCGCGACAAAGACCCACGCGCCGGGCTTTTGGGGGTCAGTGTTGACGTCGGCTGTTGAGTCGTTGCCGGCGTTTGCGGGCTCGGCGATTGGCTTCGGGCTGGGTGGGCCGCCTGGCGCGGCGGTCGGCGGCGCGGCCGGCGGCGTTCTAGGCTCATCGATGGGACAGGGATTGGAAGTCGCGTCAGGCGTCCGTGAACGGATCAACCCGTTCACCGCGCTGGTGGCCGGCGGCGTCAGCGCGATTCCGGCCTTTGGGAATGCGCGGAGCGTACTCGGGGGCATTGTCCGACGCGGCGCCGAAGGCGCGTTACTGAGCGGCGGGCAATACGGCTTGACGGAACTCGGGGAAGGGCGCACGCCGACCGTGGGCGGCGCGTTGACGGCGGGTGGAACGGGCCTCGCCTTGGGCACGCCGTTCGGCGCCATGGAAGGGCGCATGGCGCAGCGCCTCGCAGCGCCCGCCGCGACGGCCGCGACGACGGCCGCGACGACGGCCGCGCCTGCGGTCTCGTTGCCCGCGGCAGAGGCGGCGCCGATGCGCCGTGGGATTCGGATCGTGGTGCCGCGCGAGCCCCCGGCGCCGCCGCCGCCGGTGGTTCCGACGCCCGTCAAGCCGGCGGCCCCGCGTCCGTCAGTGGATCCCCGTGCGCAGGCGATGGCCGCGATTGACGCGCAGATCGAACGGCAGATGTTTGACCTCACGCTACAGCGCGCGGAAGCACAGCGCGCCGGCGATTTGACCCGTGTGACGGAACTGGAGAATGGCCTCCTCGAATTGAAGATGCAGGCGGCGGAACAGAAACGGAATTGGCAAGCGCCGCCGACGCCCGCCCCGCCCGCTCCGCCGGTGGCGGCGCCGTCGCCGACGCCGATGCGTCGTGGGGTGCGGATCGAGTTGATCGAGCCGCCGACACCGCCGCCAGCGGCGGCAGCGCCCGCGGTCGCGCCGACGCCGACGCCGACGCCGACCGGCGTGCCGATGATGATCACGAAGCCGATGCAGACGCGGCTTCGGGCGCTCGGCTACACGCAGGCGGACATCGACAAGATGACGCCGCAGCAGGCGCACGATCGGTTGAGCGTGGCGCCGGTCGAGCCGACGCCGGTGGGTGAGACGACGCCGGTCGCCGAGACGACACCGGTGACCGAGACGACACCGGTGACCGAAACGACGCCCACGCATGCGCACGGGCCGTTCGTGGTCTCGAAGCTCAAGGCGTTGGGGCTGAGTGACGAGCAGATCGGGTCGATCAGCCCGGAGCAGGCGCGAGGGTTGATCACGAAGAAGCCGGGGGCAGAGACGACGCCGGTGCGGCCCGAGACGCCTGTCGTCGCGGAAGGCGCGCCGCCGATGCGCACCGGCCGGACGTTTGCGCCGTTGCCGAAAGCGTTGGCGAAGGGGTCACCGAATTACGGGCTGTCCAAGACCCAGTTTGAATCGGATCTCGATAAGGCCGCGTACATCATCGCGAAACCGGGGCCGAAGCGATCGAAGGCGGACGCCGAGTACCTCGCGTACGTGATGGACCAGACCGGCTTCGATGAAGCCGGCGCGCGAGCGTACGGCGCCCACGTCGTCTCGCGGGTGAAGGAGCTGACGCCGACCGACAACGTGATCCATGTCCCGGCCGGGTCGCCGTGGGAAGAGGCGGCCCCCGAGCTGCCGGTGGCCGGGCCGCGCGATCCGCGCGCGGTGCTTGAAGCGGGGTTGACGGAGCAGGTCGGTCATCCGCGCACCTACGCGCCGATCATGCGTCGCGTCCTCGAAGACGCGGAGAAGTACTCGAAGAACGATCCGGCGGCGTACGTGGACGCGTGGCTGGTGCGGAATGCGCGCGAGGAGGCACATCGGCAAGCGACGTCTCGGACGGAAGCGTTTCAAAGCACGCGCGGCATGAAGGCGAACTACTCGCGGCTGACGAAGGAGGAGATCGCGGCAGCGAAGGCCAACGCGCCGACGTCGCAGGCCATGCGGGTGGCTGGCCCGGAGCCGGTGCTGACGTACCGCGCGCTCATTGAGGCGCCGGTGCCGCACCGGTTCGCGGATCTGCCGGAGATTGAGAAGCGGCAAGTCCGGAAGATTCGCAGCGAGATGGAGGAGTACACGTACGAACCCGGCGCGGTCATTCCCATTGCGTCTGGGTTCGGCAAGGGGGGCCACGATTATCTCCGGTTGCCGCGCGAGGGCAACGCCTCGGTCATCGAAGACATCAATCGCACCGGAAAAACGCGCACGGGCCTCCAGGTGCGGCGGGCGCTTGATGATTGGATGGCGGGCAAGGGGCGCTATACCGCGCAGACGGAGGATATTGTCCGCTCCGCGCGTGAACGCGCGTACTACGAGCAAAACACGAAGTATGAAGCGAAGACGAAGTACTTGCAGGAAGACCCGACGGGGAATGCTTGGGATGTGGCGCCGGGTCAGATGTGGGGGCTGCCGAAGAAGCTGGGGACGCCGCATGCGGCGAAGGAACTTGACGTCATTGACTACGTGGCGCACCACACGCAGGAGATCATCGACGCGAACGAAGCGGCGCATCCGCGGCTCTATAACGGCGACAACTTCAGCGAGCTGATCGGCGCGCACACGGATCCAGAGAAGAAGGATTGGGCGAACTATCACGCGGTGCGGAGCAGTGCGACGCGGTTGACGGATCTGGCGTACACGCAGGCGCTCCGGGACGCGCCGCCGGACAACAGTCAGCCGATCCTGATGATGGGGGGCGGGCCGGGCGTCGGCAAATCCACGTCGGAGAAAGCGCTGTCTCCGATCGCGTACGCCACGCTCGATACGACGCTGCGCGATCCGGTGCGCGCGGCGCGACAGATCAATCAGGCGTTACTGAGTGGGCGCGGCGTGATCGTGAACTATGTGCACCTCGATCCGCTGGAGGCGTTCAAGCGCACGTTGACGCGCACGAATACGACGGGGCGGCCGGTGCCGATCGACGACTTTATCCAGACGCACCTCGCGTCGCCGCAGACGCTCGCGGAGCTGCACGCGAAGTACGGTCAGGACGACCGGGTGATTTTCGACATCGTGGACAATTCGACGCCGGGCGCGCCGCCGCGCGATGTCCAGTGGGTGCTCGATCAGACGGCGGGCTATACTGATGTCGATGCCTTCCGAGCCCACCTCTACGACACCCTCGACGGCGCCACTCAGCACCGCGTCGTCACCCCAGAGCAAGCCGTTGTCATCCGCGGCGAGGTTGGCGCTCCAGCAGGCGAAGGCGGAGTTGGACCGCTTGAGGCCGCAGGCGTTCGCGGAGGCGGAGGCCGAGGCGAGGGCGCGGGCGGCGGCGATGTCGGACCCCTTGGCGAGAGCCTGGGTGGAGGCGACGTTCAAGGTGCCGCCGGCGGAGTAACCCCGCCTCCAGACGACATTCAATACCTGCACGGCGGCCTCGGGGCGGTGCCCCCGGATGCCGCGTCGGCGGCGTTTCGGCGCGGTTGGCGCCGGATGCAGGGGCTGCCGCCCGAAGGCGGCGGCGGCTTGGGCGAGAGTATCTACCCGCCGCTCAAACCCCTCAAGATGCCGCCTGGCGGCCCGTCAGGGCCGTCCGGGGCCTATGGTCCCGAGGCGCCCACGCACGCGATGCGGACGCGCATCGGGAAGGTGATCGGCGAGCCGGTCCCGGCGCAGCAGCCGCTCAGCCCCGAGCGCATCGAGGGCGAACAGCGGTACCTCCAGCATCTGCCCGAACCGTTCCGGGACGGCGTCTCGGAGATCATCGAGCGCAATCGTCATTTCAGCGCCCAGCGCCGCGGCGTCCAGCCGATCGACCGCAGTAACGCGCTGGCGGCGTACGAGATCGTCGAGAAGAACAAGCTCTTGCCGAAGGGTTCGACGATGAACGACGTGCAGATGACGGCGGCGCGTGGGGCGCTCAACGAGTCGATGAATCGCGTGACAGAACTCTCCGAGGCGATCATCCGCGGCGACGCGACTGACGCGATGAAGTTGGAGCAGGTCCAGGCGGTGCTGGAAACGATCGTGCTGACGGCGAACACGTTGGGCGTGCGGGCGGAGACCGGGCGGGCGCTCGGGTCGCTGGGGCGCGTCGCGAAGGCGCTGAAGACGCAAGACATGAAGGCGATCGAGGAGATGATCAAGGGGGCGACGCGGGCGGGGCTGGACCCGACCACGTTGGCCGCCGATTGGGCGGGGCTGGGCAACGATCCGATCGCGAAAATGAATTTCATTCGTGGGTTGACGAAGGCCGGGACGCTGGATTGGTTCAAGGGATATTTCTTCAGCAACATCCTGAGCGGGCCGCGCACGCATCTACGGAACCTGCTCGGCAACACCTCGAATGCGGTGTTCCGCATGGTGTCGCAGCCGGCGGCGCTGGCGTGGGATGTGGGCCGGACGGCGCTGACAGGGAAAGACCGGACGATCTACGCGGGCGAAGCCTATGAGCGGATGAAGGGCGCGATGACCGGGCTCCTGGAGGGGCTCGAAGACGGCCGCTTTGCGCTGAAGCACGGCTTCACGCGCGACGCGTTGGGCACATTCGATGTCGCGCGCAAGGAACTCCAGGGCGGCGGCGCGAATCCGCTGAATTGGACCGGGCGCCTGCTCGAAGCCGAGGATCAAGTCTTCTACAAGGTCAATTACAAGTCGGAGCTACTGGCCCGGCTCTACGCGCACGCGCGGCAGCAGAAGGTGCCTGAACCGCTACGGGCCGCGCAGATCGCGGAGTGGACGTTGGCGCCGCCGAAGGCGATCCATGAGGCGGCCAATCAAGCGGCGCTCAACGCGGTCTACAAGGAGAAGGGCGGCAAGCTCGTCGAAGGCTTGACGCATCTGAAGTCGCAGAACAAGTGGATCGATTTCATTCTGCCGTTCGTGCGCACGCCCGGCAATCTGCTCCGCCAGGGCATCGAGGCGACGCCGGCGGCGTTTCTGACGTCGCAGACCAGGGCGGCGCTGGCGGCCGGCGGGCGCGAGCAGGCCGAGGCGATTGGGCGGATGGTGACGGGAACGGCGGCGCTGGGGACCTTGGCGTGGTGGGCGAGTGCGGGGAACATCAGTGGGACGGGGCCGAAAGATCCGGAAGAGCGCGCGGCGTTGATGCGCAATGGATGGAAACCGAACAGCCTGAAAATCGGCGACGCGTGGGTCCCCTTCGCCGACCTCGCGCAGCCGCTCAGTCAGCCGCTCTTCGCGATTGCGAATGCGTTCGATTTGTTCAAGCGCGGGGAGGGCGTCGATCCGCAACAGGTGCTCCTGGCGGCCGGCGGCTCGGTGCTCGATCAGTCGTTCCTCGCCGGCATCTCGGATCTCAACCGGGCGCTGTCCGATTACGAGCGGTTCGGTGATCAGTTTATCGAGCGGTGGGCGCAGAGTTGGTCGCCGTTCTCGGGACTTCAGCGCAACATCTCGCAGGCGTACGATCCAGTGGTGCGCGAACCAGAGGGCGTGGTCGAGGGGTGGCGGTCGATTGCGCCCGTCGCCTCAGAAGGGGTGGCGCCGAAGATCGGGACCTTGGGCGAACAGATTGAGCGGCAGGGCAATTGGTTCATGCGCGGCATCAGTCCGATCAGTCCGGGCTATGCGAGTGGGGACCCGGTGGTGCAGGGGTTGGCGGCGCTGAACATCACGAACATTGCGGTGCCGGCGAAGAAGCTCCAGGCGACGAGCGTCTATCCGGCGATCACGTTGACGGTCGCGGAGCGGCAGCAGCTCGGGCAAGCGACGAAGACGGCGCTCGCGGAGTTGTTCGCGGATCCGAGCTGGCGGAATATGGATCCGGAGGAAGCGCGCGAGTTGGTGCAGCAGACGGTGCAGGCGGCGCGCTCCGCGGCGACGCGAGAGATTCGGGACGCGCGCGAATACGCCGGCCGGCGTTAATCGACGGGCACGGTCTCGCTCTTCAGCCGCTTGCGCACGAACTGTCGCTCCATCCGGTAGAGATACCCGCCCTTCGGCACCACGACGCGCACGTCCACCGGTGGCAGGTCCTTCCGTTTCTCGTGAAACGAGAGCAGGTCGGCCTCGGGCGTTGGCAGGAACGCATCGCCGGCCTCGATGTCAATCACGAATCCCTGCGCGACGAGCGGCGTCGGCGCGGTCGGCCGATGATCGGGAATGTAGTAGATCACTTCGAGGATCGTCTTGAGTGTCGGGTCCTTCGACATCTCATCGCTCTTCGGGTGTCACGTGGAACACTTTCGGGGCGTGGTGGAGGCACGTGTCGTGCTGGTCCACGGTGACGCCGCACTGGTCGGGCTGCCAGCAGGTCCCGATGTCTGACGCGCGTCGTTTCCACCAGACGCAGGTCCGGCAGAAGCGGGACGCGAGCGGAGGCTCGTCGAGTCGGAGCGTGGGCGCGGCTCTCATTGGAGCAGGTCCAGGAGGGCGGCGCGGTAGGCCACGAGATAGGCGGCGGCCGTGGCGTCGATCAATACGCGTTTATTGTCCCGGGCTTTGGACTCGTCTTTCGTCACGCGGCGTTTCTCGCTCTGTATCCGCCGGCAGTTGTCGCAATAGACGTAGGTGAGCCCCGTGTTCGGGTTCGTGCGCTTGACGTCTCGGCCGCAGCGCAGGCATTGCCCTTTGGCCTTGCACGTCTCGCGGAATTTTTCGCTGGAACGGCGTTGAGTGGCGTACCGTTTCAGGTGGCACGTTGCGCATTCCCAGGGGAACTTGTGGGTGAGCGGGTCGCGGGTGACGGGCTGCTTGCATCTGGAACAGAGCCCCCGGTCGTGGCGGGCGTGACGGAGGCGTCCGGAGCGGGAGGCGGGACGGGACATCGCGGGGTCCTTTCTGTGTCGCTGGGGCATGAGCAATGGCACACACTCCTCGGGAGTACGCACGACGATCACGACGACGCGAGTGGACTTACCGGTGACGAGCGGCGGCGCAGGTTCGACGTTCGTTCGGGTTGCGGAGCGCAAACAGGGCGGTGTCGAGGTGCAGGTCGAAATGTCGAGCGTAGAAGTACAGCGCCGATCGCAGCAGGCTGGCGTCACTCTGGAAGCCGCCGCGGACCTTCATGTCGTTCACCGCGTCGCGTTCGCGCACATTCAGCTCGCAATAAATCGCCGAATCGCCTCCGCGTCGCATGGAGGAAAAATAGATCACGATCGCGTTGAGTTCCCTATAATTTCTTTCATTCGGTACGTAATTTCGATGGGACTTTAGCCCCATACCAAATGTCGTGACGCCCCGCGAGGAAATCACAACCGGTTCAATCATCGTCCCGCGGCCAGTCGTGAGAGGACCCGGTGACGAAATCAAAATGCTGCCGACAGCGGTCGAGCGTGGGCAGCGGATAGCCGCGCTCGACGCGCATCCCGTCGCGTTGCTGTTTGCTTTTCGGATGATTCGGCAACAATGACTGAATTTGCCGGCTGAATGCGTGCTGGGTCCCGCGCAGCGCGACGCCCGCGCGCCGATGCCCCATGTCGTCGCAGTACTGCGTGTACAACGCTTTCGTCGCGATAAACGTCGGCCACGCGTGGTCCGGCGCGATCTGTCCATCTTCGAGCAGTTGGTGCCACCACTGCTGCACCGGCGACGCCGAGAGTTGCTTCACCTCGGCCAACGCCTTCGTGTCCAGCCCGCGGCGCAGATTGTCCTCATCGACGTAGCGCGCGAGGAGCGTCGCCAGGAGCGCGGCGTGGAACCCGGGTGTTTTGATTTCGTCCCACAGCGCGTGGTAGTACGCTTCGGATTGCTGCCCGGCGACGTCGAGGACGACGAGCCGGCGTTCGAGGTTGCCGGCGGGGAACGGCCAGCCTTCGTTCGTCGCCATGAACAAATGCACGCAGTTCGGCTCCGTCACTGCCTCTTGGTACAGGCGGCGGATCGTCACCGTGTCCTGCGTGACGAGCCGCTTGAGCGTCCCCTCGTCCTGCTTGTGCCCGCCCCACACCGCTTCGTCGGCGAACACCACCACACGACTGGACAGATGCCCGTTGAACTGCCCGATCAACTGCTCGCGGCTGTTCACGATGATGAAGTGCCGCTTCCCGAACAGCCACCCGAACGGCTCGACGAAGACCGATTTGCCGACGCCCTGCGGCCCGCGCAGGCAGAGCGTTTTCCCGACCAGGCGCCCGGGGTGCTGCACGACGTTCGCCATCAGATCCAGCACGTACTCGCCGTGGATCGCATTGCCGGCCGCGATGACCCGGTGACAATGTTCGAGATAGCGGGCGCACCGCCGCTCGGGGTGCGGCGCCGGATCGGGCGCGACGGCGAAGCCGCGCCAGAGGTTGTAGTCGCGCGGCCCGGCGCGCCAGCGGGCTTCGGGCGGGGCGAACACGACCTGCTCGTACTCGCGGCGCTTGGGACTCTTGAGCCACACGTCGCCGAGTGACTGTTTCCCGATGAACTGATTGCAGTAGCGTTCCTTGAAGGAGAGAAACGTCTGGAAGAGGACGCCGTCCTCTTTCTCCTCGCAGACGGCCATCCTCGCACCGAGCATGGCGACGAAGTGCCGCTCGTTCAGCGCCTCGATCTGATCCTGCCCAGGGCGGCCGAACCAGCCGTAGATCGTTTGGACGAGGAGCGCTCCGTGCGTGAAGGCGTCAGCCAGGTGCGGCGCGCCGGTCGCTGGCTCGCCGCGCTCGATCTTCTCCGCCGACTCGCGCCCGGCGCGAGCGCGGTCGCGCACCTCGGGATCGCCGGCAATCTCCGCCGCGCGACTGACCAACCGTTCAACCTGGGCGACCGGGATCCCGAGCCGCGCCAGAAACCCGCCGACGTGGAGCGCCGCCAGGTGTCGCGATCCCCCCGTCGGCCAGTGCCGTGCGAGGAGCGCCACCGTTGCCAGCTCCGCGACGGTCCGCTGGAGCTGCGCCGCCGTGATCTCCAGAAACGGGTGCCGATTCTCCCAAGCTAAAATCTCGCCGGTCGGGTGGTAGCTCGGGGGCACCACCGTTTGCCCGCCCGTGCCCCGCAACTCGACGATCATCGCGCCGCCGACGGGGTCCTTAAACTGCACCGTCGATTTCAGATCCGGACAGACGTACCAGTGGTGCGAATTCGGCTTCCCGGGGCGCCCGTGCACGCGCGTCGTCGGCAGCCACGTCGAGGCGGCGACCGCCTCGGGGGCGTCGAGATCGACATCAACCTTGTGGCCGGACGGCTTCCCGCACTTCGCGCCGACATTGTGGTCGGCGGTGAAGTCGTTCGGCGTGAACGTGCGCTTTTGCCAGCCCATGTGCTCCGGGCGTTTTTCGCCGCGGAGCACGGGGACCACGGCAAAGCCGTCGCCGATCAGTTGTTCCAGAACATCAGGCCCCACAGGTTAGAACGGGACGGCTTCGTCGGTCGAGACGTCCTCTGCCTCGCGATCGGTGTTGACGCGGTGCCCGCGCAACTGCTCGTACGCGCGTTCGGCGATGCCTTGCAACTCGTCGTCAGCGCGGCCAGCGGGCATGATGTTGTAGATGCCGAAGCTGAACGTGCCCGACATGCCTTTGCCCGACGTCAGGCGGTACTTCACCGCCCACGCTGGTCCGGGGGCCAGTTGCAGGAACGCGTTCAACTTCTTGGCGACTTTAATCCCGGTCCCTTTGAGGCTGAGGACCGCCGGCATCTGCGAGTCCACGAGGATGACGATGTACTCGTAAAACAGCGTCGCCTCGGGTTTTTGCTTCTGGCCATCGGCGTCGGTCGTCCACTCCAGGCGTGGATCGTTGAGCGGGACATCGTGATCGACGACGTTGGCGTTGGCGTCGAACTGCATCGCGCGTTTGTCCATGCGCACAATCACGAAATCGAGCGGGCCGTTGCCGTACTTCTCCTTCGTCAGGCTGTTGAACAGCTCGAACAGCTTCAGTCCCTCAATGTACTCGGGCTTATCGGGTTCGAGCTGTGGGTTCGTTTTCTGGGCAATGGCGAGCCGGGGCAGCGTGACATCGTCGCGGTCGATGTTCTGCTTGCCGCGGTAATCCTTCGGGTCGGTGCCGCGAGCGAGGACGGGCGAGTCGGCGAGGGTCATCGCCAGCTTGTCGGGTTTGGTGGTCATTGTTTCGTCCTTCGGAAGGTGCGCTTGACGTAGATGTCCACACCGGGCGGTAGCGCAAAACTGCCGGCATCGGGATCGAGGGCGTCTTTCACGACGGTGCGGAGCGTTTGCCACGGCAACGTGAGGTTGTCGGGCATGTGGGTGGTGGCCCACGTGCGGAGCGTGGGCGGATCGGTGACCGAGGGGTACGGCTCGTACGCCGGCGACCAGCGGTAGCCGTTGGTGACGATGGAGTCGAGCGCGGCGTCGTCCATCTTCTGACCGAGGACGCGCGTCACGGCTTCGATCGAGAGTTTCAAATCCCGCACCGCGCGCTCGTGCTCCGCCAGTTGCTCTTCGAGGTCGTTGCACTCCTTCGCCAAATCCGCGAATTCCTGCGCGTCGTAGACGCGCATCGCCTCATAGAGGCCGTCCTTGTATTTCGGGTCGGCCGGCAGGTCGGGGTACCGCTCGCGGAGAAACGCCCACTTCGACGGCATGTGTCGTGCCTTTCAAAATGCGAAGCCATTCGCTCGTCGTCCAGGTTTCGATGGATTCCTTGTTGCGCAGCGCGGCGAGAATTTGATGGTCGATGGTCCGCTGCCCGTCCGGTCCGACGGCCAGCACATCAAGGAACGTCACCCGTCCGGTTTGACCTGGACGATCCACGCGACCTTCGGCCTGTCGCCGGATGCGGTAGCTGTAGTCGTTGGCGAGGAACACGCAGAGTCGAGCGGCGGCCAGATTAAGCCCCGCTCCGCCGCTGTGAGCATTCGCCACGACAATCGCGGGCTGCGGGTCGCCTCCAGGCGCGAGGAGGCGCTTGGCACGATCACGTTCGGCGTCAGTTTGATTTCCATAGAGCCTCACGGTGTCGTAGTCCAGGAACGCGTGGAGGAGTTCATAGCGGGTGCGCTCGACATCGGCGCGAAACCGCGTGAAAATCAAGAGCTTGGGATCGGACCAGAACCGACGGAGCCACGCGATCAACGCGTCCAGCTTTTCGCGGCCGACGTCTCGAAGCGGCGACGGTACAGGTGGGGCAGGCAGCCCCTCCGAGGAGAATCCAGGTCCCTGAATGGTCCCCTCGTCCGTCGCCGCTTCGACGCCGCCGACGAACCCGTTGACAATCTGCGCGAGGCGGAGCACTTTCACCCCCGCTTGCAAGGTCGTCACGTGCTCGTGCTCGGAGAGCCACGCGATCAGGTCGTCACGCAGTTCCGTGTAGAGCCGCCACGTCTTCGGCGTCAGCGTGGCTTCGATCTGCGTCCGGAGCGGCTCGGGGCCGATGTCTACGCAGTCGCGCAGTTTCCGGACGATGCAGTACGGGGCGGTCCGGGCATGGAATTCGTCCATGTTCCGGTAGCCCACGATCTTCTTCCCCATCCAGCCGCCCATCACGCAGTAGTGCGCCTTGAAGGCGGCGTGATTGAACTGGTCGAGGATGCCGCGGTCGAGGATCGCGAATTGGGAGTACTGCTCCTTCGGTTCGCCCGGCGTGCCGTTCATGATTACGGCGCGTCCGCAGTGGCGGCGCAGGCGCCAGATCGCCTTGGTCTGCGCGGCGTTGGGGGTCTTGTACTGCCAGCTTTCGTCCACTACGAGGAGCGTGCGGCGGTGCGCGGCCCACCGGCACAGCGGCTCCAGCCGGCCCGGTCGCCGGATAAACTCGGGATTCGTCACGAGGACGTCGAGGCCCGCCGTCTCGTCGCGGACGACGTCGAGATCGAGCTTGGCCGTGTATTCGCGCAGCGTGTACGGGAGATCCGGCGGCGCCCATTTCGCGAACTCGCCGAGGACCGAGGACGGGTCGGCCCACACCGAGCGGACGGCCGCCGGACAGACGATGATGACGCGGTCCAGGCGCCGGATCCGCGCGAAGACGAAGATCGCATCGATGACGGTGCGCGACTTGCCGGTGCCGGGCTCACAGAAGAGGGCGTAGAACGGCTTGTCGAGCAGCGCCTGCGTGTCTTCGACTTGATGCGCGAATGGCGGCGGCTTCATGAGAACACCACGTTCCACCCCGCGCCGACTTCGGTGACTCGCGTGCCCTTGAAGGCGATGGTGGTGGGTACCAGCGGATCGTCATTCCAGACGAACCGTTGAGTCGCGATCATTTCCTCTTCGATGGCGGCGAAGAAGTCGCGCCCGAGGGCGATGTGCGTTGGCATCCGTTGATACGTTTTGCAGTAGGTGTGAAACAGTCGTAGCAGGCGATCAAGCGCGAACCGTTCCGTGGCTGGACCGAGGCCGACCGCCTGGAGCGCCGCCGTTGGGACGTGGACCGCGACCGCCGTGGCGACCGCGCCGCGACTAAGCAGGGAGAGGAACCAGCGGCGGGTCATGCGGCGCCGTCCTCGTCGTCTTCTTCCTCGTCCTCGTCGTCGAGCGACTCGACGTCGAGCACGATGGGCATGGAGGCATCAGCCGGGTCGAAGCGGTGGTCGAGCACCCGCTGCACGGCGTCGTCGAGGTCCTTGGCCTCGATGAGCACGACCGAGGTGAAGCTCACGTTGAAACGCCTCATAGCCCCTCTGGTGGGGTAGTGCTGTGGCGGGGGGCGAACGTCACGGCCCGATTCGCCGGCCTCATTCGAAATACCTCTGGGGCACCCGCCCTAACGTGCGCGTCCGAAAGAACCCCGCCAGTTCCGGCACGGCGTCCATCAACCAGCGGCCGTAGAAGGCGGCATGGTTGTTGTTGAGCTTGTAGGTGCGGTGGTCGGTCGTGATCGCGGCGTTGTAGCGCACGACTTCGAGCGCCGCCTGGATGCCCCAGTGCTTCCGGCCCGTGCGCTTGACGAGGAGCGCGATGCGCGCCAGCTCGTGCAGCACATGCGGATTCGCCCGGTGGTACGCGATGGCCGCGGCCTCGCGGATGTCGTTCGGGCGCTCGCGCACCGGGACGTAGCTCGCGCCGTCGAAGAGATCAAGTTGCATCGTCGCGATCCAGGCGTTGAAGGTTCTTGATGCCTTCTTCGCGGTGCTTCCTGTAGTTGAATCGCGGCGTCTTTGGCAGCGCCTGCTGACAGTGCTTGCAGAGGTACGGCAGCTCGCTCGATTCCGAAAGCGAGATGACCTCTCGAATGCCGCAGCCGACACAGAGGTGGTGTTTCCGGCGGCGGATGAGTTCCTCGCCGGAGATCCCGGCTGTCAGGTGATCCGTCATACGAGCCTCGCTTTCAGGTGCCGGCGCGCTCGATAAATGCGGGTCTTCACGGCTCCGTGAGTCAGCCCGAGATCCTCCGCAATGCTGCGGCACGATGCGTCACGCTCGACTTGATGCAAGATGTCGCGGTCGTCGAATTTCAGCGCCGCGAGATGCCGCCGTACGTCGAGGACCGTGTCGTAATCGGGCACGACACGCGGCGTCGAGCCATTTAGGTGCATCGAGCGCGGCTGTTTCCATTCCCGACGGCACCACTCATGCGCCGTGCGTTGGAGAATCGAGCGCACCCACGTCTGGCGTCGTGACTCGCCGCGAAAGGGCGGCACCTTGCCGCTGAGTTGGAGGAGGTAGTACTCCTGGACGACGTCTTCAGCGCCTTCGTCGCCGATGAGGCTCGCGACGTACCGCACGAGGCGCGCACGTTCCTCGGGTCTAAACATGCTGGGCCTCAGCGGCAGAGCGTGAGGAGCCGGAGGCAGATTTCCGGGCGCGTCCCGCAGGCCACCCAGGTCAGGTCCGTCGAGTGGGGATCGACGAGGCGGTAGAGGCTGATGGTGCGCGTCGGCTCGAAGACGATCAGGAAGGCCCGCCGGTCGGACGCCACGTGATAGCGCCAGAGCATCTGGAGCTGCACCTTCCAGTGCCGGTTGGTGTGGACCAGGAGGGCCATCAGGGTGCCGTGATAGCCCGGGGGCCACGCCTTGAATTCCATCCACACGGTCCTCCCGCCTCGGGTCAAGCTGGCGTCCGGGAGGCCGGACGTCAGGCGGTCGTTGTATTTCGTAACGACGCCATCCGGTGCCGCCTGCCGGAGGGTCGCGAGAAACGCCGCGGTCTTGGCCGCCTCAGTGGACAACGGCCTGCTCCGGGGTCGGCCGGGCGAGCGTCCGAATGGCCGCCACGAGCTGCTGCACCAGCGCCTGGGCTTCGTCAGGTGTCAGGCAGGCGACGGGCCGATTCCCGAGCCAAAGCTGGAGTTCGTACGGGTTGATGCGCACCGTCACGGGGTTCAACGCCATCGCGCACTGCGGGATCGAGTGTGCGGGCAAAAAGCGTTGCGTTCCGGTACGAATCTGTCGGGACCCCGTTGAGTTCCACAACATTTCTGCGCCCGACTTGAAAATGGTTATCGCTTGGGTGTATGGTCGGGCGGATCGCGGAGGCTAGGACCTGTGGGAATGGTGTACCGAATGCAGGGGCGACATATCTGGATGCTCAAGTACTACCGAGATGGGCGCCCGACGTACGAAAGCTCGAAGACGACCAGTAAGCAGGCGGCGATGCAATTGCTCGAACGACGGGAAGAAGAAACGCGGATGCTCAAGCAGCGGAACATCGCGCGTCGATAGAGCAAGCTCCCCACAAGAATGGACTTCGTCTCACGCACTCTTAGAAGGAGTTGTGCATGCCAGAGATTCACCGACACATCGCCCCGCGCCTTGCTTCCGGTCTCTCGCGAGATTCCCTGGGCCACAAATTACCGCCGCACATCAAGCGCGGCCTGCACCTGATCGCCGCCAGGGAGAATCAAAGCGTCTCGTGGGTCTTAGAGCAGATCGTCTATCAGCATTTCGGCTTTACTCCCCCGCGCTTCGTCGGCACCCGTGACGTCGGCGTCATCGCCCCCGAGAACCACCGGAAGATCATCGACAAGATCAGCCGTGATAAGGCCGCGCGCTCGAAGGCGCCGCTGAACGAGCGGGCCGGGCAGATCATCGAACGACACGAAAGGAACGCCCATGCAACCGCCTAACTCGACGGACCCGAACTCCACTGAAAAGGACACCCCCCCCGTGGCACACCTCCATTGGACCCAAACGCCTGAAGGCCGCAAGCGCATGTCGGAACTCAATAAAGCCTCGGCGGCGAAACGACTCAAGACCATGCGGAAGAAAGGGAAGAAGGGCGGCGGCATCTTCCAGTACCTGACGCCGGCCCAGCAGCGAGCGCATCTCAAGAAGATGGCAGCGGGCCGCATCAAAGCAGCGAAGGCTGCGAGGACCGCAGTGAAGCGGACCGCAGTGAAGCGGACCGCAGTGAAGATTGCGCGCGAGTCGGCCATCCGTCACCGTCAGGCCGTCGAGACGCTCGTCAACGGCCACAAGGGGTTTTCAGGCGAACGGTACCAGGGCACGGAGTTCCCGTCTGGACTCAAGAAGTTCCCGCGTGGCATCGCAAAGGAAAACATCCGTGCCTTTGCGATCGAGGGCGCGAAGTTCCGGCTGCAACAGCTCGATCAGGAGCGCGAAGTGCTGATGATGTTCATTGGGAAGGACGCATGACTGCGACCCAGCTAGAGCATCTCGTCCAACAGGTCGTAGACCGCAGCATCGCCAGTACCATCGTGCGCTACGTGGACCGCACGGCGGAAGAAACGGCCGCCGACATTTTGAAAGACCCCGGCACGAAGGCGCGGTTCACCGCCTTGATCAACACGGCGATTGAGCAGGCACTTGCGAATCTGAACGCGCCGCCGCCCGTGGAGCTACACACACCTATGAGCTAGGCAGTCTGCCGCTCCCGTTTCTCTGCCACGCTGACAGCAGAGAGGCGGCGAGCGGCAGTGCGCACGTACGCCAATCCCCCCCCCGCAATGCCCATATGGGCACATAGTCCGTTCAGTAGTCCCTCCGGCGTCACCTGTCCCCGGAACCCACAGTCAGACCAGGAGATATTCTCTTTCCCGCGGGTGTCCCGGGGGTTGGGCGTCGTCTCCCAGTCGAGGGGCAGATTCTCGGCCGCGCCTTCCCACAGCTCAATCGGGCCAACGAGCTGCCGCAGGATAAACCGGGCGGCGTCCAGGTGGTTCGACCGAATCTTCTTCCGCCAGTCCGTGGCCCGCTCTTCGAGCAGCTTCTTGAGTTGCCCCCGTTCGATGGGGACCGCTAGGGAGGCCAGCCGGCGGTCGGCGCGATTGCGAATGGCGGTCTGCGTGCGGATCTCTTCGACCATCTCGGGCGGGGTGTCCTCCCCCAGGCGCGCCATCATGACGGTCAGATTCCGGATGATCTTGGCGGCCTCGTCCCGTTCCGCGACCAGAGCACCACGACCGTCTGCCGTCTGTTCGAGGGCCACGCGGTCGAGGAGCGCGGCGATGACGTCCGGGTGGAGCACTTCGTCTTCGACGAGGTGCAGCACCGCATCATCCATCTTGTCGATGTGGATTTTGAGCTGGTTGTTGCAGACCGAGTCGCCTGAATGCCGGCGGACCGAGCACACGTAGTACTTGTTGTTCACCGCACAGAAGCGCCCCTTGCAGGTCGGGCAGATGAGCATCCCGCCGGAGAGGAGATATTTCGGCTGCTGTCCGCCCCTGCCCTTGAGTCCAAACGGCTTCCGCTCGTGCGCTGCAAACCTGGCATCAACGGCTTCGAGCAGGGCGTCGGACACGATCTGCCAGTGAGGCTTATCGACCTTGACTTGTTCGCTTTCTGGATTGACTTCCAGGATCGGGTCGCCACTCGCGTTGCGCTGCTTGAGATAATTCCAACGATACAAGCCGCGGTAGCTGGGATTCTTGAGAATGGCACGCACGCTGGACGTCGCCCAGGCCGCCGGACGATAGGGACGCGCGACGCCGTCCTCCCCCTTTGCTCGTCGTGGTCGTGGCGTCGGCACTCGCCGCTCATTGAGCGCATTGGCGATGAGCTTGAACCCCTCGCCGCCGGCATAGCGTTCGTAGATTTCGACGACGATCGCCGCCTGCTCTGGAATGATTTCGCGATCCACGTGGTCGCGCACAGGTTGGCCGTTGGCGTTGAGCTGCCCACTGGGCACATCGATGCACTTGTACCCGAAGCACGGGCCGGTCATCGAGTGCCCCTTTTTGGCGCGGGTGATCATGCCGTTCATGGTCTTCGTTGCGGATTTGCGTCGCAGGTCCGCGTTGGATTCCGCCATCGCGTAGTTCGCGATGTTGGTACCGATGTCGCCGTGTTGAAAGCGTTGCCCGGTTTCGTAGAACCAGACTTCGGCTTTGCGCGCGATCTGTTTGAGTTCCCGCACGACCTCGTCACCGTCGCGGCGGCTGAAGCGCGAGAAGTCGGCCATGATGACGCGCTGAATCCTACCGGCCTCGACATTGGCCATCAGCCGGGCGCGGCTGAACAAGTTCCGCACGTCGGCTCCGCTGACCGCGTCATCAATGTAGAGGTGCTCGTCGGCGATCTCGCCGAAGCCGAGTTTCTTGCTGAAGGCCCGGCCGAATTGGACTTGATTAGCGACCGATCGGGTTTCTTCGTTGCCGTATTGCTCGGTGGATTTGCGGGCGTAGATCGCGGTGGTCATTCGCTGTCCTTGTCGGCGGCGATGTGGAGATGCTCTGGATTGATGACGCCGTATCGGTCGATAAACCGCTGCGCTTTCTCGACTCGTTTCTGGACTTCGGCGTCAGTCTCCCCGTCCCCGTGGATCACGATCACTTCGTCACGCGTTTCGTCATTCTCTTCGTAGGCTGGAATGAACCCGTGCCGCCGGTCGAATGCTTCCGCCTCCTCGATCTGTTCTTCGATCGATTTGGTAGATTCCTTGGGGTAGATAGTGATGGTCTCGCCGAAGTTGTTTTGGTAGATCGCCGCCTCTTCGTAGCGCCAGACTTCCTTCATGACGGCGAGCAGCCCCTCCAGCCACACCCTGGGGCCTTCGCGCTCGATCATCTTCACGTTGGTGTCGATGTACTCGGCTTCGGAGACGATCCATTCGGGCGGTTCAATGGGGCGCCGGCCCACGGCATACATCGGGTTCTGGAGTTCGCGCTTGGTTCTCGGCTTTCTCGGCATTTGGTTCTGGAGTTTCAGCTTGGTTCTCTGGTTCTTTTTCACTGGGGAGGTCCTTTCTTCTTTACTTCCTGGCACGAAACCACTATAGCATATGATTACCTCCCAGCCCCGAGCCCCCGATGACGCACACGCTGACCGTCCCGTCTGAGGCGTTCCAGTCCCTCTTGGAGCTGCGCCCCGAGTGGCAGGCGTGGTACGCGACGCGCCCGCCGCACATCCAGGCGGCCATCCGGCGGTTCCCGCCGGGCACGGCGGGCTACATCCTCGGCGAGCACGCGTGGGTCATCGGGTATGGAGAGATCCCTCCACCTGTGGGGGTGGAGCCGTCGCTCGATCACGTCATGCTGCTCTTCACGACGGTCTTCCCGTCCGATGACGGGGAGCGCGACCGGGGGCGCGAGCCCCAGTACCTCCGTCGTGCCTGTGCAGCGCATTTTGTTCCCAGGCAGGATGAAGAGTGAACTCAGACGATCAGGATCTCCGCCGCCGACTCGATGTCCTCGAACTGGAACTGGCGCTCTTGCGCGTGGAGATAGGGCGCGACCGTCGGATGCTGGCGATCTGCCGGCACATCGTGAGCCGCATCGCGATGGTGCTGGCGGAAGTGGCGGTGCTGAAGGCGGACGAGGATCCGCCGCCGTCTTGACGGCGCCGTCAGAGCCGCCCGAGGTTCGGGTGGTGGTGCGTTGTCCGCGGTGCGGGTACGTCTGGCACGCCGGCACCATTGCGCCCGAGGCGTACTGGGCGAAGGGCGTGACGCCCGCCTCGATTGCCGCGATTGTCTATTGCGTGAAGTGCGGCGCGACGCCGCCGATGGAGGTGGCGGATGGCTGAGCGAACGCTAAAATCATGTTATTGTCGCACGTGCCAGGCGTGGCCCGGTATGGCGAGGCGCGGTCTGGCGAGGCAAGGCAAGGCCGGGCAGGGCAGGGCAGGGATCAGGGCACGAGCAGCCTGATACACAACGGCCGACGTGGGGCACCCTGCGTCGGCCGTTTTGTGTTGTTTACTCGACGGGCACGGCCGGCGGCGGCGCTGGCTCCGGCTGCGTCGTCGTCACGGGCAACGGCGGCTCGGGCGCCTCGGGCTCGACGGCCAGGTGGCCGGTGCCGTGGCACGCCGGGCACTCGTGCCATTCTTTCTCGCCGTCGCGGCGGCGCGTCCAGTAGTGGCCTTCGCCGTTGCAGGTCAGGCAGCGTTCGGTGGTCGTGGTCATGGGATCGATTCTACTCCTGAGAGGAAGGCAGTGAACCATTGACTGACAAGCCGACAACGTCCGCGCTGTTGTTTTCGCTAGAGGATTTCGGGAATGAGGCGGATCTTCTGTATGCAATGGAGAACCATGCGTTCCGGCGAACAGCCGACATGCTGAGGTTCGCGTCGGCCCAGGTGGCGGCGCTGAGGGAGGAGCGAGACAGGTTGGGCGATGCGCTGTCTGCCGAGTCAGGCGCACTCGATCTTTCAAGGCGCGAGGTCCAGCGGCTCACCGAGGCGCTCCAGACGGCGCGGGAGAAGGCGTTCGGTGAAGCAATGGCTATCGTGAAGGCGCATCAACTCGGCTGCGAGGACGAAGAGGTGCTGGCGAAGTTGGCCGCCCTCCGCACCGCAGGGGAGGGGAAATGAAGAAACGACGCTATATCGCGTTCGTGACCACGGGCGAAGTGAGCCGCCTTGGCGAAATGCTGCGACTCTATCGCGCCGCGCGACATATCGGCGTCCGTGAGGCGGCGGCTGAGATCGGCACGAGCGCGGCCACGCTGAGTCGCATCGAACGCGGCAACGATCCAGAAGCGCGGACGTTTATCAAGCTGGTCGCGTGGATGCTGGAGAAGCCATGACGACCGCCGCTGTGAGCGAACGCTGCAATCATCACGGGCCATCGCCCGAGCACTTCACCTGTGGGCTGGCGAAGGGCCATACGGGTCCGCACTCGGCGCTGCTAGAGCCATTGGGAGGGGAGATGAGCGCAGTTCCATTGACACGCGAGCAAGTGTTGCAGGCCGAGGTCCAGCGGCTCACCGAGGCGCTCCAGACGGCGCGGGAGAAGGCGTTCGATGAGATCGCGGCCCATTTCAATCGCTACTTTGATGGAGACATTAGGCGGGAGTTGGCCGCCCTACGCACCGCAGGGGAGGGGCAATGAAACTCTGGGAACTGCTTGCTGGTTTGGGTATTGGCTTCACGTTGATGGACATCCTGATTCAGTGGCGCAATCGGCGGAGGACCCCATGAGCGAGCCCGTGCGCCACACGGCAGAATGCTGGGACTACAACGCGGCGTGCATCGGCATGTATCCGTTCAAGTGCCGGTGCAAAGCAGGCCAGCGGTTAACGTCCACAGAAATGGACGCAAAGCGGGATAACGCCCATAAAAATAGCCACACCTCCGGGGACGCGCAGGCCGAGATCGCGCGGCTCACCGAGGCGCTACGTCAGGCGGTCGAGGACCGCGACTTCTGGGAGCGCAAGGCAGGCGACGAACACGTCCTGGTCGAAGCTGTGGGGCGGAAGGTGTGCGAAGTCGCGCTCCGCCAGCAGCAGCGTCACGGCGAGTGAGCGCGAAGTCGATCCAGCACGTCGAGGTAGCGGTGGAGGTTGCCGCTTCGTGGGAGGCGCTTCCCGCGCTCCCAGCGACACACGGAGGCGACAGTGACGTCGATGGCGGCAGCCACGTCGGCTTGAGACAAGCCCGCGCTGACGCGAAGCCGGCGCCGCTCATCCGGCGATGGGAAGCGCCGCCGATCCTGCGCCCGCACGAGTGCTTCGTGTAACACATCCATGATGAGAGCAGGGTAGCGCGCTGGTAGAGCCAGCGGCAACAATTGCCGAAAAGATCGCTAGCCTAGCTTAGGTCAATGGTTACGAGTGGTCCCCATTGCCGTTGAGGCGGTCGCGCAACGCCCGGATGTCCGTCTGCAATTCGAGGACGAGCTTTTCGAGCTGGGCGACCGTGTCGCGCAACTCGCCCTGTTCCTCGCGGGCCTTGCGGCTGGCGTCGCGCAGGCGCTGGTCGGCGGTAATCGCCTGGTGTAAACCTTCCGCCGCCCGGAGCAAGCCGGCGGCGGCCTCGGCCATCGCGCCGTCGAAGTCGTCCCAATACTCAGCCATTGGCGTCCGTCTCCGCGTCCCCGTGCAGATGCGTCAAGCCGGCGGTGATGGCGGCATCCGTGCGGGTCCCGATTTCTTGCAGGTAATCGGCGACGGTCACCATGTGTTCGGCCGCCTCGCGCATCCGCCGGCTGCTCTCCCGCAGGTACCGGGTGGTCTCGGCGAGGTTCTTCAGCATCTCCTCAATATCGGCACGGGTCATTGACACACCTTCCAGAGCGCCACTATCGTGAGCACCAGGTTGATGCCGACCATCCACTTGAGGACCGCGAGCTTCGTCTGGATCGTCGTCACCTGGCGCTACTCTTCCACCGCGGCCGAAGCGTTCTCGGGCATCGCCGCGGCCTGACGCTCGGTCCACTCCTGCAAACACCCGAGCAGATAGGCGCGCACGCTGACGCCCTCGCGCATCGCCTTGGCCTTGGCGGCGCGCCAGAGGGGCGCCGGGATCTTGTCGAGCAGATAGCGGCCATACCGATCACTCTTCGGCGTAAACGCTCGGGAGTACCCACGCTTGTTCGCCACAGTCACACCTCTATGTAATCCGCCGTCGCGGTAGCGGACGGGATCGGCAGCCCATCTTCAGTGAGTCCGGCGAGATGGAGCCCAATGGCTTCGCGCAGCAGGCGTTTCGCCTCCTCGCGCGTCGCGCCGGTCGCCACGCAGCCCGGCAGGGCGGGCACGTAGGCGGCGTAATTGTTCGCCGCCTGTTCGATCACGATGAGATACCGCTTCGGTCGTCTCACGATACCTATGATACCTCACTTCTTGGCCTTCTTGCGCGCTTTGCGCGCCTTGCGCAGCGCCTCGACGTTGCCGAGCACGTCGCCGCGTTCCTTGCGGAGCGCGATCAGCCGATGCCCCAGCCGGCGCCGGGCGCGGGTCGCGAGCTGGTCGTGCTGCCGTGCGAGCGTCGCGAGCACGAGCGACGGCACGACCAGATGGTGCCCGCCCTCGGGCGTGTGCCACTGGAGAAACAACGTCTCTGCGTTGTCGTCGTCGCGGAACGTCTCAATGACCCAGGTCATCAAGTTGCCGTAGAAGTCTTGCGTGCGGATCGTCGATTGCGACGAGAAGGCGCCCGGGTTGTCGGTCAGCTTGCGCAGTTCCGTTGAAAAGATGTCGGTCGGGATCGGACTCTTACTCTCACTCATGAAGTCTCACCTCACGAATGAGTGTAGCACACTATCATATGCTTGTCAACGGCCTGCCTTTTTGGCGGTCAGCGGCGCCGGCTGTCCTGCCGCCACGATGCGCGCGTGCTCGTCGTCCGTCCGCCGCATGACGGGCGCCGCGTAGCCGCAATCGAGACACACGAAACACCGCACGTCCACCGTCCCGCCCGGCAGCCGGCGGCGCTCGATGAGCGTTTCCCGATGTGGGCAGGGGAGGATCGGACCGAGCCCCCAGCGTCGCGCCATCACGCCACCTTGAACTGGTGAATGGAGGCGTTGACGAGGCCCCACGTGATCGTGCCCTGGTCGGCGCCGTGCGCGATGAGATACAGGTCGCGCGTGCGCGGATCGAAGAAGCCGCTCGCGACCATCTTCGCATTGCCCACGCTCTCGACCGGGGCCGTGACGATCCCGAAGTCCGCTTCGAGGTTCGACCACGCGACCGGTTCGAGGTGCCAGTCGATGAGCTGGCCGGTGCGCACGCGTTCGAGATCCGTTTGCGCGAACATCGCCGCGTACGGGTAACGAGCCGTGCACACAGGTCCCGTGATCCCCGCTGGCACGGCGTCGATGCCGTGGTTGCAGCGGAAATTGTTGTGCTCGTTCGCGTACCAGACGTGTGCCGCCTTCGGGTTCGTTTTGTCCTGAATGTGCGATCCGGCAACGCCGCCGAAAAAGTACGTGCGATCCGGCAGCGGCAAAAACCCGATGCACGAGTCGTTGTCGGTCCACGAGCCGACATGCTGGTACGCGTCGGGGTTCACAAAGTTGGCCTGCACGCCGGCAAAACTTTCGTAGATGTACGGATCGCGCGGACGCCGCATCGATCGCACGGGGCCATTCGCCACGCCCGTCACGGGATCGATCACGGCGCCCATGTAGTAGTAGTAGGCGCGTCGATCCGCGAACACGAGATCGGGCACGGTCGGGCCAGCCGGACTGGTCGTCGTTGGCCAATCTGGTGCACCCACTAGATTGGCCCCCCACGGGTACCCGACATTGCCGCTACCGAGCGTCGTCGAGCCCAGCATCCGACCGCTCGTCGGCTCTTCGCGGAAGTTCATGACGGCGCGCGGGCCTTGCCGTAGCGTGCCGTCGCCATCGGTGAGCGCCGGGCGCCACGGCCCCCACGTCTCCGCCGTGCCATCGGGGTGCAGGCGAATCCCGACCACGCACCAATCAGGGCGACCAGCGACGTTGTAGCTGTCGGCGTACGAGACGTAGAGCAGGTCGTGCGCGGCGTGGTAGTAGTGCCCGCCGTTCACGGCCGGGGTGCCCGCGTTCGCGAAGTCCACCCAGGTGTAGCCGGTCTTCGGTGTCTTCAGCCCGAGCCGACGATACCAGGCCGCCGCCCCGATGAGCCAGGCGAGCTTGCGGCGGCGCGCTTCGTCTTCGAGCGCCTCGGCCGTCGCCAGGAGATCAGCGCCCGTGACCCACGTGCCCCGCTTCCCGTTGTAGGGCGTGAGCCACTGCTGCACGAACGTGGCGACGGGCGCGTCGGTCACCTCGACCTCGTAGATCGGACTGTGCACGTTCACTTCGTCGCCACTGAAGATCAACCGGACCCGCCCGTTGACGATTCTGCCCGAGCAGTCGCCGTACGCGTATGCCATGTTCAATGACGGCAGCCCGATGGTGCGGACAAACGTCAGGCCGATCCCCACGGTCGGCGTGACGGGGATCACCGTCACGACTGCGCTATTCGACGTGACGTGGCCGACCGCATTGGTGACGACGACGTTGTAGCTCGTCGTCGCGGTGAGCGGCCCGGTCGCGTAGCTCGCGTTCGTGGCGCCGGCAATCGGTACGCCGTTCTTGCCCCACTGATAGCTGAGCGGCGGCGTGCCCGTCGCCACCACGGTGAGCGTGGTGCCGGTGCCCGGCGCGACGCTCGTACTTTGCGGCTGGCTCGTGATCGTCGGCGCCACGTCGGTCGAGGGCGGCGGCGTCACCGACAACGCGAGATCGCCTTCGAGGTCGTGCGTCGTGCCGTCCGGACTCGTGACCTTCAGGTCAATGTGGTACGTACTCATCGCTTACTTCTTCTTCGATTTGCCTGCCACGCTCAGCGCAATCGCGACGGCCTGCTTCTGCGGTTTGCCGGCCTGCACTTCACGCCGAATGTTCTGACTGATCGTCTTTTGACTGGAGCCTTTTTTCAGGGGCATCAGACACCTCCAAAATCACGGCGTCGGGCACGCCCGTCACGGTGCCAGGCGGCAGGTACCCTTCGTTCGAGAGTTTTTGCAGGATGCGTTTCTGGAGACTGACCGTCGAGAAGTTCGCGGTGTTCATGTACTTGATGAACTGCATCGCTTGGTCGCCGACGTACTGGACCGTCAGCGCGATGCCGTTGTTGTCGCGCACCTTGATGACGAGGAGGCCGGGCGCGGGCGCCGGCATCGGCGGCGTCTCCACATCCGCCGTGAACGAGACGACGCGATACTTCGTTGTCGGCGGCGGGGCCGGCGGGTCGGGGTGCACGATCGGATCAGTGATGACGAGTTCTTCAGCCATGAGATTCGCCGCTGTTAAGATCGCTGCAACCGTACCCCCGCCGCTTCGACCATAAGGCAACCGGCGTGCACGACCAATAGGGGTACGGCCTTCGCATCACCGCGCCAGCTTGAGCATGTTGCCGCCGTGTCCGTCGCCGTCCCACCCGCCGCGCTCGACAATCTGCCAACCTTCACGTGTGACGTAGCCGGGCCACTTCGGCGCCGGGTCCGCGCCCAGGCCGTAGTACTGCCCATCGAGGAGCTTGTAGTACGAGCGGCAGAGCCCGTCCTCGGGATGGTTGTAGGGCGACGCCTCGTTATACCGATCCCAGTGCACGGTGGGACACGGCCCAGTGTTGTCCTCGCGACCGCGATCAAGGTGCTCGGTCGAGCCCACGCGCGGGTCCCACACGGTTGCTTTCCACACCGCACTGACGGCTTCCGCGCACGCCATCGCATTCGCGCTGCCCGTGGCGCGGCAGTTTTGCAGATCGTTATCGTGACTCGGGTCGAAGCTACTGAAGCCGCCGTGCAGACAGCCGCCGCAGCCCATCAGCTCCGTGACGGCGGCATTGTCCGCGTGCTGCCTCGGCGTGGTGTTCTCGCCAATCCGTTCGGGCTCACCACTGATCGCCGGAATCCTTGCGGGCGGATACGTGCCCAAGCCTTCGGTCTGGATCTCGTGGAGCGTTTTCCCCTTCCGTACCCATTCCGTGCCACGGTCGAGGTGCTTGGTCGATAAGCTCAACCAGCCGCCGAGTGAGGGATCAGCCGGCGGCGATTCTTCCGGCCAGGACGACCGCATCGCGAGCTGCCCGCTGAAGATCGACGATGGGAAGCGGTCGGCGTAGGCGGTCTTGCCGTTTTTCCATGACTCGTTTTCAATTTCGAGAAACACGTTCTCGTGGAGGTACGCGATCTCCAGGACCTGCGCCATGTGATCGTCCTGCTGCGTGCGCGTGAGCAAGACCGTCGATCCCTCGACCTGATCACAGAACGCCACGAGGTGCACGTACAGGCCCCGCGCCTTGGCGTGTTCGAGGAAGTTGCCGAGGTCGTCGTAGTAATGCGGCGCGCCCGGTCGATAGCCGGTGTTCCACCACATGCAGAAGACGCGGATCGTGTTGGCGCCCAAGCCGAGACACCAGTCGTAGTAGTCGTCCAACCACGTGTGCTCACCCAGGCTGTACAGCTCGGGCGCCCTGAAGGCAGTCACGGCTCTGTATTTAAAAATCGTCGCGTCCGGGCGCACGAGCGTGACGCCGTTGACGGTGAGCGGCACCACCATCTGCACGGGCGGCGCCTTGTGATGGCGCTGGCGCCGGAGCCACGACCCTATCGCGACCACGGCCCGGCCTTCTCGATGACGATGACCACGTCGTCACGAATCGCGACGTAGGCGCCATCGACGGGAATGCACCGTTCGTCGGCCCCCGGCGTACCGGCCTCGAATTCAACGACGCCGTTGCCGCGCACCTTCAGCATGAATCCGTCGGTGACACGACTGACGCCGACGACCGGACCGAACTCCGGGCCGGCGTCCGGGTGCGGCAGTTCTTCGACTTCGTACCACACCTCATCCACGAGGACAGCATTTCTGGTCATAGTTGGCTCCGGAACATCCGTGTGTTGATCGGTGTGCGGGACGTCGGCGTGATCGGTGTGCGGCGCGTCCGCGTGATCGGTGTGCGGAACGTCGGCGTGATCGGTGTGTGGTGCGTCGTCGTGATCGACGTGATGGGGATCGAAGGGAGACGCGAGCCACGCGCTACGCGGAATGAACCCGCCGCCCTCGCCTTGTGCGCTCACCGTGCCGTTGACCGCGATGCCGGCAAAGAGCTGCACGTCGTACGGGAAGGCGCGGAACCACCGCGCACTCGATTTCTCATAGACCGAGATCCCGAGCCATGTGTCCGCCAGGACGCCGACGATAAAATCGCCGCGCTCTCTCCAATTGAGCAGCGTCAGTCCATCGACCGTGCGGGCGCTGTTCCCGTTCCACCACAGGATCTGGCCGTCAAAGGTGACGTCCAAGATCCCCATCGCGATCCCCTGCGTGGCGTCAAAGTGCGGACGCTCCTCGACGTACTCGCCCAGCTCGTCGAACACGAGGTGCCGGCCGAAGACGTTCGCGCCGTCCCACGCGACCATGTAGACGTGTCCCAGGCCGTCGGACTGGTAGCGCGGGCACGCCGGGTTGTTGGGTTGACGCGGCCCCAACTCCATCCGGATCCCAGCACTCGTCTCGACAAACACGCTGCCGTCCGGGTTGCAGTCGGTCGCGATCCACGCGCCAGACGGCGCGATGTCTACGCGCGGGAACATCTGGCCGACGTACTGCTGTTCGTACGGCCCCGCCGAGGCGACGTCACATCGGACGTACGCCACGGGTTACCGGCGGCCAGTGGTGGGGCGCGGCTCGGGTTTGGTGTCGGGCTTGTCGTTCTTGTCGTCGTCCTTGCGTCCCGGCAGATCCTGATGGGGCTCGGCCGGCGTCAGCGGCGGGCGGTTCGGGTCTTTGCCGGGTTCAAGGGTGGGCTGATCACCGTGCGGGATATGCGCCATGAGAGGTCCCTCCAAGACGCGCCCCGCACCAAGCGGAGGTCGGCGTCTGGAGGGTAGTGGCGATTCGCGGGGCGGGAGTCACCGCCCCGCGTGCGGGCGGGGCGTTACCGGACTTCTTCGATGACCCACTGGACCCCGCCGGCAAACTGGACCTGTACGGTCCCATTGCCGCCCGGAATGTCCACCAAGTTCTCATAGTGGGTGTTGTTGATAAACGTGCCCAAGATCGTGTTGGTCACGAGCGTGCCGTTGATCCGGACGGCGAAATTCACACTCGACCCGCCGTAGTCGGCCGTGATCCGCACCCGCTGCACGTAGGCCGGCAGGTCGAACGCCCGCGCGCCCGTCCCAGCAAGCCGGAAGATCGGCGCGCTGCCCGCCGCCGACACCGGCAGCGTGTTGGTGCCGGATGTGTGATCGGCGTTGACGGTGACCGTCCCACTGTACGAGCGCGGTTCAGTCGGGCGGAAAAAAAGCGTCACGACACGCGAGCTGCCCGGCGCAATCGTGCCGCCGGTCCAATCGACCAAGAAGCCGCCGCCCGTGTTCGTGCTGAAGCCGGTCACGGTGAGGGCGGCGTTGCCGTTGTTGTAGATCCGGAACGTGCGTTCCGTTTGGTCGCCGACGTTGACGCTGCCGTACGCCAACGTCGCTTCGAGCAGGATCACGCGGGTCGGCGCGGCCGGCGCCGGCGGCGGCGAGGGGGCACCGGGGCTGGACTCCTTCGCGCCGCAGGCGGCGGTCAGGGCCAAGAGACAGAGGATGGGGAGGCGTGTTTTCACAGTCATGAGTTCGTCAATAGCCTTTCGGTTTATAGCTGGTCGCGAACGGCAACGTCCGTCGCACCGCTTGGTAGTCGTCGTCTTGCTGTTGGAGGGCGAGCCATGTGCCGCGCCGCTGCCCTTCAGCGGCCGACATATGGGTGTCAAAGTACGCGCACCCGAACGGCGCAACCGCGTGCACGCGGCAGCGGTCGGCGTCATCGAGGAACACGCAGCGCCCGCGCACGAGGCGCGGGGTGATCGAGCCGATGCGAAATTGCCGGCCGGTGCGCTGGTCCTGCACCAAGGCGCCGCCCGAGGCCCAAAAGTGCGCTTTGGCCACCTCGACCGGTTCGCCCAGGTGCGCGGCAATCTTCTCCAAGTCGCCGGGCACGAGCGGGCCGGGCTGCCGGTGGCAACAGGCCACACACGCCGTGCAGGCGCACGACGTGCGCGTCATGCCGTCACCTCGTCCTGGACGTACTCGGCCGCGATGGCCTGGAGCGTGCCATCCATGATCAGGATCTGATCGCGGGTCGTGCGGCCCCACCACTGCCCGTACGCGTTGTCGATCACAACGGCGCCCCTCTTCCGCAGCTCGCCACAGAGCCAGCGCGTCACGCGCCACCACTCGCCCACGGCGGCGGCCGGCGCGATCTGGGGGTACGCGAACGCGTCCGCCAACGGTCCCCGCGCAAAGAATTGCGCCGAGAGTGTGATCAACGCGTCGATCAAGGCGGACTCGTCGCACAGGATCTCGTGCTGGCTGTAGTGTTCGACCAGGGTGGCGATGCGGATCGCCCGCCACTCTTCCGGCGTGCCCTTGCGCCACCGATTGTCGCCGTTGGCAGAGGTCGTCAGACTGCGTTGATTGATTGGGCCGTCGAGGGCGCCGCGGTACGTGTAGCGTTTGCCACTCGGCCAGCATTGGATCGTCGTGATGTAGGTCGTGCGTCTCGTCATGGCCGTTACACCCCAAACTGACGGCGAAGATGGGCCGCGATCTGATCACACTCCACGGGATCGGCTTTGCCGTCCGGCCGGTCTCGATCTTCTAACAACGTCGCGACGATCCCGAGTAGCGCGTGCGGGCCATATTCGCGCAACTCGTACAAAATGGCCTCGACTAAGCGGCTGTGATGCATGTCTGGGGTCAGTGTTTTCTGCATTGGTCTCTGTCCTTCTGCGGCGTCCGTCGCCGCGATTGTCGTGCTCCAAGTCGTTACGGCACAATGATGTCGGCCTCGTCGTCGTCGTCCTCGCAGACTTCTGCGCTGATGACGTCCTCGTCGCTGACGCTGTCGCTCTCGCTGCGCCAGGTGCCGGCGTTCACAAGGTCGGCGTACGCTTCGCTGTCCTCTTCACTCGCCAATAGCGCCTCGCAGTACGATTCCGCCTCGGCCACCGACGGCGCCTCTACAATCACCGTGACGTACTCGCGCACGGATCGTCCGAGGGTGATACTGACTTTCATGGGCGCTTCCACGTCACAAGCGGGAGGGTGTCCGTCCGGAGCGTTGCCACGGCGCCGACAATCGCGGCGGTAACATCGGCACCCGTCGCGGCGGCGGCGCGGCCGGCCGCGTAGATTTTCGGAATGTCGAGGATGTTGATCTGAATGCCGGCGCATTCGCGGGTGTAGATGCGGGCGATCTCGGCGTCGAGCTTCTTCTGAGCGATCTTCTGTGTGCGAGTCATCATGTCCTGATCCTTCTCCAAGGTGAAAACGTGGGCCGGGTATCAAGCTGCCGGCCCGTCAGCCGTCCCTCTGCTAATCGTCCTCCGGTATTGGGGAACCGTCACCGGATGAGCGACGCGTGTTACGCGTGGGGTTCCCACGGCGTGCGGGTGGCGTACTCGCTCATCCAACTGCCGGCGCCAGCTCGCTGATAATCGGCTTCGGGGACCAGCCAGTACTGCTGGCGACCGTCCTGGGCGACAAATCGCACGCCCACGAGGCCGGCCGGGACCGTGGCGTGCCACGATCCCCACGCGGTGCGCCGTTCGTACTCGCCGGCTGCCAGCTTCGCGGCGCGGATCTGCTGCTGGGCCGTCTGCCTCGCGGCCCCGTCAGCACAGCCGTCGTGCAGCGTGGCCTTGCGCGTGGCGTAGCACGTCTTGCAGAGTGCTGACGGATAGCAGTACGGCAAGCTGCCGCCTTCGGCGTAGTGCACGCGATGCGGGCAGGTCCGTTTGCGAGTGGTGCCGGAGGCGTCGCCGCACGCATCGCAGCACAAGCGGCCGGTGCGGGCATCGTAGCTATATCCCATGATGGTCTCCTTGCGGCGTCCTTCGCCGCGATGCCTCACTGTATCAAAAACCTATGATTGCGTCAATCACCACGTCAAAACGCGCGCGGGTGCCGCCGCGCGTAGCGCGTGTAATGCGCCGCCCACTGCCGCGCCTCGCGCCACTCGTCGCGCGGCTCTAAGCGATTAGCGTGCGTCGTGCGTGGGCGCCAATTGATCCGGCTCAACAGCCGATAGCCACGGGACCACTGGCCCGAATGCCAGCGCTCGGCGACGTACGCCAGGCCGATCAAGCGGTCGGCGTTCATGAGCAGCACCCGCAACAGGGCGCGTCCTCGCACCGGCCGCGCCGATTGGTGTACACCTCGGCGCCACTGGAGAACCGCGTGTACGTCGAGCCGTAGCGCGGCCGGCGCGCGGGGCGGCGCGTTGATCCGGCGCCGCGCACCAAGTCGCGCGCCGCCTCGGCCTCGGCCGCCGGCACCTGCCAGCCGCGCGCCTCCGCGTCCCATCGGCCGCCGAGCTTCTTGATCTCGTCTTTGACCGGGTAGGTATTCCCGGTGATCAGAACCGTCTCCATCTCTGCACTCCTTGCGGCGTCCATCGCCGCGGTATTCACCAAGTCTATCACAATCCTATGCTTTTCTGTCAAGCCAGGCGGCGCCGGCTCATGCTGACACCGCCGTCTCGGCCGTCGCGGCCTTGGCCCAGCGCGCGATCATCTGGTCGACGTAGTAGATCCCGTCGTGGATCGTGTAGTGCGTCTGGCTGCTCTCGTTGTAACTCCATCCGCGTTGCGGGCCGTCCGGCCGGATGATCTCCTCGGCGCCGATGGCGTCCGCGACACGGGCCAGATAGGCACCAAACGTCGCGGGCCGGCCGTACTTCGTGTCGAGTTTGTCCATGCGGGCGGCAATGGTCTTGAGCGTCTTGGCCATGCGTTCGGCCTTCCTGGCGTCGATGCTGAACACGTCTCGGTACTCGACGTCCCAGCCGTACAGGTGCCGGCTCGGGCTGCTCGTCTCCCCTTGCGAATTGACGCGGAAATTCGCGAGATACAGCCCGCGTTCGAGGTCGTCTCCCGCGTTGCGGATCGTGTCGTACTTGGCGCTGAATCCGGTCTCGCCGCGGTCCATCGCGCGGCGCTCGTACGTGGTGTGACCAATGGTCACGATATTCGCGATGACGTGGTAGTAGCCGCTGTCGTGCGTCTCCGTGACGTACAGTCCCAGGCGGGTGAGAGTGTCGGTCTTCTTACTCATGGTCGATTGCTCCTTGCGGCGTCCATCGCCGCGACTGACTCCAAGTCTATCACAATCCTATGCTTGTTGCGCGCGGGTAGCCTCGGGCGCCGGCCGGTAGTCGGCGATCACGTCGCCGGAGCTGCGGAAGGTCGGGGCGGCCCATGCCATTTCGCGGCCGTAGGTGACCACGTAGGCAACGCCAGCGACGGCGCGGGCGTGGCGCCGGGCGCCGCGGGCGTTCGTGCACCGGCACCACACCGGGCGGCCGGTCAACGGGTGCGTCCAAAAGATCGCGTAGTGCTTCATCGGCCACCGCCTGTCTTGCGTGCCGGGCGCACCGGTTCCAGGGTGCCGTACGTGGTGTTCATGCGCAGGGGGATCCGTTTCGTGATCGCCGTCTTGTCGATCCAGTGCATCCGGTCAATCTCGGTGCCGGCCTTGTCAACCGTGGTGATGCGTTCGCCGTCACGGCGGCGAACTTCCCAGCCTTTCAGCCAGCGGGCGCTGTCTTCCGTGAGTTGCAGTGTGACGTGGCGCCCATTGTCCAGGGTCACGCGGGCGTACTGGATGGGGATGAGGGGGTGCATGGGATCTCGTTTGCTCCTTGCGGCGTCCATCGCCGCGATATCCTGATCCTATCAAATCATAGGATAGGTGTCAAGCGGGGTCCGGCGCCTGTCGATCCCAGACAAACGCCGGCCGCCAGGCGCGCCGCGCCGCGGTCTCGGCGGCGGCGCGTTGATGAAACGCAAAGCTGATGGCCTTGCCGTGCTCGTTGCGTGTCAACAAGGCGCCGGCCGCGTCCACAATGAGAAACCGGTACTTGGTCACGGCGACGAACTTTCGCGCGTCGGCGTCGAGGGGCGGCGTCATCGGACCACCGCCAGACTCGCATCGCGCACATAGTCGCGGCCGTCCGCGGTGATGATGTCGATCAAGTGCTGGGCGTCTTGTGCCGGCGCCGTAAACCGGCACCCGCCGCACCGGACCAAGACCGGCGTCAACCGGGTGTCCGGGTGGCTGGCCAGTACCGCCAGGTCGGCGGCCTGTACCCATTGGCCAAACGTCGCGCGAATGCGCGCGAGGTACGCGTGGGCGTCGGCGTGGGGGTTCGTGTTCTGCATGGTCTGTCGTCTCTCCTGCGGTCTCCTAGACCGCGCTGTCTGCGAGGGTGTCTCGGCCTTCGTCAGGGCGCGCTCCACGCGCCTACGGGCCACCGTGGCCCGTTTCGGGCTGCTCTAGAAGGGGAGGGCGTCGTCGTCCCAGTGGCGCGCGATGCGGCCGGCGGCGACGTCCTCCCGGCGGCGCGCCGCGAGGGCCTCGTCGGCGGCGTCTCGGTCGTCGTCGGTCCAATCGGGCGCGCTCTCGGCCGGCACCGTCTCCAGCGCCGCGCGCGTCAGCACCGGTGTCCCTTTCGCCGTGTGCGGCAGGCCGTAGCGCTCGGCGCATATCGGGCCGTACCCGACTTCGACGCTCCCGGCGTCCGTCAGTGCCAGGTTGCAAAACGAGCACCGCGAGGTCACGGCGGCGTACGACTTGGCCGCAATCGCGGGCGCCGCCGCGATCGTCTCCAGGCAGGCCAGCACCGGCGCCGTCAGGCCGCGCGTCACGGTGCCATCCGGCAGGATGCGCCCGATGTAATCGCGGTTGATCACGACGTTGATCGCGCCGGGGGCATTCGAGCGGGCACCGGCGACACTCAGTCGCATCTCCGAGCGGCCATCCGGCGCCAGGAACCGGGCCTTCGGGAACTTCAGGCCGCGCGCCTGCGCCGCCGCCAGGAACGCGGCAATCGGGGCGCCGTCCAGCGTCCGGGGCGGCGCCGCGGTGGCCTCGGCCCGCGCGCAGTCGGCCGGCGTCTCATGCGTGGCCCCGGCGCCGGGTGCCCAGTGGATGATCGCGCCTTGCGGAAACGGGCGCTTGCACGTGCTACAGGTGCCGGCGAACTTGGCGAGGATAGTACGGGTCGAGGTCATGTCGGGTCTCCTTGCGGCGTCCATCGCCGCGACTTCCTAATACTAGCAAATCATATGCTAGGTGTCAAGTCCGGGCGGCGGGTCAGTCTTTATCGTCACGAAAGGTGCTCGTGAGGCGCTTGGCCAGCCGGTGCGCGCGTTTGGCACACCGGAAACACAGCCATTGTCCCGGCGTCGTCAGTCGGTAGTACGAAATCGCGGCCGGTGACTGCTTCTTGCACTGTTCACATTGGCGGGCCGTGGGGCGAGGGCGCGGCGTCATTGGGTCTCGGTCTCCTTGGTGCGGGTGAGGGTCGGGGGCATCAGCGGGCCTCCTGCCAGGTGCCGACATGCGGCCACACAATGCGGCGGAACCGGCGGCCGGCGCGCGGCGCCGCGTCATGTTCGATGACGTGGAACACGCGGTTCATGGCGCCGGCTTGCGCGATTTTGGCGGCGGCCACGGCGGCGCGTTTGCTCGGGTACGGCGTCTGGTCCGGGGCGCCTAATTCTCCCAGGGTCCAGCGCGGGCGGCGGGTCGAGGTCGAGGTCATGTCTACTCTCCTTGCGGCGTCCATCGCCGCGACTTCTTGATCCTAGCAAATCATACGATTGATGTCAAGCGGGGTCGGCCGGCCGGAAGGCGGCGTACTGACTGTCGTCGATGATGTGCGCGATGCTCTTGATCGGCGCGCTGAGGACGTTTCCGCCGCGCTCGCCTGCAATGGTGTACTTGATCGATTGCTTCTCGAACCACAGGTGCTGTACCTGCCGGGTGTCGTACTGCTTCGGCTTGTCCTTCCAGATAATCGTCATCATGTCGTCTGTCGTCTCCTGGTTGCGAGTGGCTGACGGCCTCGTCAGGACGGGCGGTACCCGTCGACGGCGCCACGTGGCGCCGTTTCGGCCTACGCGGCGACGGCCGCGGCGCCGGCCGCCGCGCCGGCCGCCGCGGTCGTGTGCAGGAAGTCGGCGGCCTTCTGCGCCGCGCTCGCCGCGGTGAAGATCGCGCGCTTGTCCGTCTTGAGGACCTTGATCCAGTGGGCGAGGTACGACGCGTGGTCTTCCCGCGGCTCGGCGCTGATGGCCAGGTCGGCGCACAAAAACGCGGCGCCTAACTCCGCGATGAGTTCTTCGACCGCGTACTGGTCGTTCCCAAAGCGGGTCGACAAGGTGCGGTCGAGCCGGCTGGCGTGCCCGGTCCAGTGCACTAGCTCATGCGCCTTGGTCGCGGCATACGCGGCGCCGTCCACAAACGCCTCGGGCGCCGGCAGTCTGATCGCGTCGGCCTGCGGCTGGTAGTAGGCGCGGTCGCCGCCGTGCGTGATGATGGCGCCGGTCGCCGCGAAAAACGTCTCGGCCTCCGCCAGGAGCGTAATCGGGTCGCGCGCGGGCGCGAGGGTCGGCTGGTACTTCGCGGGCAGTCCGTCGATCTGCTCCACATTGAACACGGTGTACGCCTTCATGAACGGGATGCGCTTTTCGACGTCGTCGCCGGCCTCGTTCGTCTCCGTCTTCGTGATCGCGTTGGCATACACCACGAGCGATCCCTTCTCACCCTTCCGGACATGCGCGCCGTGGGCCTCGGCCTGCTTGTAGGTCATCCAGTACGGCGAGGTGTACCCCTTGGTGATGGCCTGACTCCAGAGGAGGATCACGTTGACGCCCTGATAGGGCGTCCCACACTGCCGGAGCGGGCGCGCAAACGCGTCGCCGCTGGCGGCGGTCCACGGCTTCTGCCAGGGGCGGACGCCCGATTCCAGCGCGGCGACAATCTGATCGGTCACGCGGGTGTAGACGTCGGCGCGGGGTTCGGTCGAGCGGGTCGAGGTCGAGCGGGTCATTGATTCGGTCTCCTTGCGGCGTCCATCGCCGCGACTTCCTGAGTCTAGCAAATCATAGGATTGATGTCAAGCGCCGCGCAAGCGCCGGCACCGCGCACAGGTGATCGCCGCGTCGTCGTACGTCGTCACGAGGTGCGGGCGATGCTCGTCGTGCACCGTCGATTCACACAGGACGCCGCCGCCGTACAGCGCGCGGTGCACCTTCTTGGGCCGGCGCCGCGTGGGGGCGGCCGTCTCGTCGTCGTCGTCGCGGAAGTGAAAACTCATGCGGCCGAGTCTAGCAAATCATAGGATTGATGTCAAGCGGGGCCCGCGCGGCGCCAGGCGCCAGGCGCGGATCGTTCGTTCGGGCGTCGTTTTGGGAAAGGGGCGCCAGGCGCGGATCGTTCATTTGAGCGTCGTTTCGGGGCAAGTCGAGGGGAGTCGCTGGCGATTCTGGCCGGAAACCGGACTTTGTTAAGCGCCTTAACAAAGTAGCCTCGCAAGTCAACATAATATTGTGTATCAGACTACCCACCTGTAAGTCGTTGATTCTAAAGGGAAATCATCCAATAGCGCGACGTCAATTTCTTGACTCTTGTGGTCTTCGGCGTCGAGACCACAAGACGGCAGGCGCCAGGCGCTCGGCGCTCGGCGCTCTGAAATCGCTGCAAGTCCAAGCGCAATAAGAGGATACGGCCCACGAGGCAGCGCCGACGGCCCGACGCGGTCGAATGACCTAACGAAGACCTTCGTAGACCGATTCGCGTCGTTCGCCAGTTCGGCGGCCGGCCGCTCGGCCAGGGTCCCAAGCCCCGCGCGTGTGGGTAAGCCCGGACCTCTGGCTGTCTGGGGCAGGGCGAGGGGCTGAGGTGGAGGGTGGTACGGTCGGTACAGATCAGGTACGTGATCCGATCCCATATTTATTAGTAAGTACCTATTGTACCTTTTGTACCTAAAAAGAATAGATATGGAGTATAGAAAGTAATAGATCGAGATCGTAGGGATCTAGATCACTGGATCTGTACAACCAGGCTCGACCTCGGATCGGGTACGGCGTGACAAACGCCCGAACTCGTGTAGATTCAAGGGGTTAGCCGTAACGCTTCAGAAAACCTGTACCGGTACACACAGTAGATCCGGTACACCCGCGAGAGGTTGAAAGGGGAAACGAGGAAGAGGCCCCTACCTTACGCCCCCGCCCTCGTTCTGTCAACCCCCCCCCACTCGCAGGCGCGAGCCCGGCGGCCAGGCCCCGCCCTGCGTCACTTTCGTGACTCCCGCCCCCCGTACGGCCACTACCGGAAGGAATGCAGACGATCCCGGTCGGGGCGGAGCCCGGCATTTCGGTCGAGAAGAACGGCGCGCACGAAGTCGTGTATCGGATGTTGCCGCATCAGCGGCGGCTGCACGAATCGACCACGCCGTACGTGTTGATCGAGGGCGGGCGGGGCGGCGGGAAATCGATTTGTCTGAGGTGGGACGCCTACATGCGGTGTCTGACGACGCCGCGGTTCCGCGCGATTCTCGTGCGCCGGTCGATGCCCGAGTTGCGGATGAGTCATTTGAACGAGGTGCCGCACGAACTCACGAAGTTGGGGCTCGATCCGAAGGCGTGGCACGCGACGGATTTTATTTTGCGGTTTCCGAACGGATCGTCGCTCCGGTTTGGGCACGCGGAGGACGACGCGACCCTCACGCGGTATCTGTCGTCGGAGTTTGAGTGGTTGGGGATCGATGAGGCGGCGACGTTCACGCATCGGCAGTTCAGTTTCATGTGCACGAGTTTGCGGTCGCCGATTCCGGGGTATGTGCCGCTCGTGCGGCTCGCGACCAATCCCGTGGGGCCGGGCGCGGGGTGGGTGAAGCGGCTGTTTATCGATCAGAACCCGACGTACGACGAGGCGCCGGAGTTTGTCGCGAGCGACTACGAACGGATCTCCTGCAACATGGACGACAACCCGTTCGTCAATCGCGTCGATTACGAGAAGAAGCTGAACAATCTGCCCAGCGAAGCGCTTCGTCAAGCGCTGCGCTATGGAGAATGGGTCGTTGAAGGCCAATTTTTCTCCGAGTGGGCGGAGACGAAGGGCGGGCGGCCGTGGCACGTCATCGAGACGTTGCCGAGCTACCAGGGGCAGCCGATTGTCTACGCGTCGCACATCCAGATCGTGCGCGTGATCGACTGGGGCTACAGCCGGGCGGGGAATCCCGGCGTCGTGTTGTGGGTCGCGTGTCTGACGGATGGATCCGCGATTGTCTTTCAGGAATTTGTGTTCAAGGAATTGCTCCCGGCCGAAGCGGCGGAGGAGATTCAGCGGCGGAGTGACGGGCTGCACGTGCGTTACACGTTGGGCGACGTGAGCATGTGGCAGGAGCACGAGGGGCCGAGTATTGCGGAGCATTTCGAGCGGGCCGGGATCGGGATGATCGAGGCGGACAAGCAGCGGGTGGCCGGGTGGGTGACGCTGCACACGTGGTTGAAAGAGACGCGCAGCCAGCTCGTGGGCGACCACGAGGTGACCTACCCGCGGTTGCGCGTGCTCCGGTCAGGGTGTCCCCACACGATTCGGACGTTCCCGACGATGGTGATCGATCCGAGAAATCCGCAGGACATTCAGACCGTGGGGGTCGAGGACGACGCGGCGGATTGTTTGCGGTACTTCGCGCAGGATCGCGGGGGACCGAGTCGCGAAGTACGCACGACGCCCGAAGCGACGTGGATGCGGCGGCAGATTGCGAAGCGAGAGCGCGGGCTCCATCGCTGGGCGCCGACCGTGCTGAGGGGCGGATAGATGCTGCCCGGACCGACGGGACCGTACGATCCGATCGGGGCGAGCGCCTTGCCGATCCCGGCGCCGCCAATGGCGCCGGCGAAGCCGGCGACAGCGTCCCCGCTCGCGCCGGATCTGAAACAGAAGGCCGAAGAGTGGCAAGCGCGCATCGCGGCCTCGGAAAAATATCGCGAGACGTTCCTCACGAAGTGGAAGGACAACGTCCGGCACCGCGTGCAGCAGCCGTTTTCTGGGGTGAAGGACGGCGACGAGCCGGATCGGTTGAGTCTGCCGGAGGATTGGGCGCGGACGAAGCAGAAGGCGGCGCAGCTCAACTACCAGCTCCCGAAGATCGTGGCGGCGGCCAAGCATCCGAGCTACGAAGAGAAGGCGGCGGCGGTCACGGCCGATCTGAATGACGTGCTGCACTACGAGTGTCAAGCCGCCTACATGATGGACGAGTGTCTGGCGGACGTCATCAACGCGGCCGGCGTGATGGTCAGTCTGATCGGGTTCGAGCGGCACACCGAAGACGTCCAGATGGAGATGCCGGGGGTGCCCGAGATCGATCCGTTCGGGGGCTTGTCGCCGGCGATGGCGCCGCCCGAGCGCATCACGGTCAAGAAGATCGTCGCGCAGAAGTTCACATGGGATCGGGTCTCGCCCGCGGATTTTCTCTGGCCCGCGGAGTTTCGATCGAGTAACTGGGACCAGGCGCCGTGGCTGGGCGTGCAGTCGTGGATGACCGTCGAAGGTGCGAAGAAGACGTTCAAGAAATTGCCGCCCGACTTCAAGGGCGGGACGCAGCGCAAACCCCGCGGCCTCACTGACGACATCGACACACTGTACGTCGAGGCCGATCTGTACGTGCGCGTGACCCAGGTGTGGTACTACGCGTGGCTCTACGACACGGATAAGTACCATCCCGAGTGCATTCGCCGGCTCGTGCTCGTCGAAGGGCACGATGAGCCGGTCGAGTATGACCAGACGGATTGGCAGGAGTGGGTCGCGGAGGTGCCGCCGCAGCCGGCCACCCCCCCGTCTCCCGAAGCGCCACAGGGATCGCCCGAGGCGCCGGGCCGCCCGGGGTACTACAAGGGACTCCGCCGGCTGCCCATTCGCTGTGCGACGCTGACGTACGTCAGTGATAAAGCGATTCCGCCGAGTGATACCGAGGCGGGGCGCCCGCAAGTGCGCGAGCTGATCCGATCGCGCTCGCAGATGTTGCGGCAACGCGATCACAGCGTGCCGATCCGTTGGTACAACGTGAACCTGGTCGATGAGGAGATCGCCGAGGCGCTCAAGCGCGGCGAGTATCAGGACATCGTGCCGGTCAATGGCGACGGATCGCGGATGATCGGGGAAGTCGCCCGCGCGAACTATCCGCGCGAGTCGTTCCAGTTCCAGTCGATCATCGGGAACGATCTCGATCGGTCGTGGGCGCTCAGTAACAACCAGCTCGCGACGACCACGCCCGATGAGCGGAGCGCGACCGAGGCGAAGATCGTCGCCGGCGCCGGCCAGGTGCGGCTCGACTACGAGAAGGGGCGCTGCAATCGGTTCCTGGTCGAAGGATCCGAGGTGCTGTTCTCGCTGATGCAGAAGTTTCGCGCGGGCACGAAGTATGTGCGCGTGCCGAAGCTGGGCGGCGACGAGCTGACGGCGGTCGAGCCGAGCGATCTGCTCGGGGAATTTCAGTTCGACATCGTCGCCGACTCGTCCGATCGCGTGGACATCCAGACGCGGCAGACCAACACGTTGAAACTGTACAACCTGCTCGCGAACAGCAAGAGCGTCGATCGCTCCGCGCTCGAACGCGAGCTGATCCAACTGCACGGGCACGATCCGACGAAGATCATTCGCAAAGAGCCGCCCGAGGACAAGCCCGAGCCGCCCAACATCTCGTATCGGTTCAGCGGCGAAGACATGCTGAACCCGATGGTGGTGGCGTTGATGATGAAGGCGGGGCACGCGCTCACGCCGCAGGACATCAAGGCCGCCGCGATGATGATCCAGGACGCGGTCGGGCAGATGATGACGCGTCACGGCCAACCGGGGCAGCCGGGGGCGCCCGGCGGCGCGGTGATTGGCGGCGTGCCTCCGCCCGGAGGGCCGCCGCTCCTCGCCGCGCCGCCGAGTGCGCCCAACGGGGGGCCGCCGGTGGTGCCGCCCGAGACGAATGAGCCGATCCTCAAGCGCGGCGCGGATGGATCGAGGTTCATGTAATGGCGAAGCACGTGGCGTTTGCGGCGGCGGTGCGGGCCGAAGCGCGCTTGGCGGCGCGCAAACAGGCGCAGGCCGAGGCGCTCGCCGAGCTGCGCGCCGCGCCTCGTGCGGTCGATCACGACGCGGCGACCGAGGCGTTGCTCAGCGGCGTCGGCAAGTACGTTTTCGAGAACCAGCGCGCAACCTGTCATCCCACGCGGCTCAACTTCAAGGACGGGCTGTGCTACGCCTGCGCGGCCGACGCGGCCAAGCGGCTCGACGCGCAGCAGCGGCCGGCGGCCGAGGTGCAGGCCGAGGTCGCGAAGCTCGGGGAAGCGGCGCTCGCGCAGCAGGTCAAAGGCTACCTCCAGCACAACCTCGAAGAGTACGCGCGGCTGCACGTCGAGGCGGCGCGCGTCGCGGCGTTCAAGGGGGATGCGCGCCCGGCCGAGTGGGCGCTGCAATCGGTCAAGGTCGGGGACGGGCCGCTGGTGGCGCCGCCGGCCAAAGAGGGCGGCGGGGGCGGCGTGAAGGTGCTGATCGGCGTCCAGCTCGGGGGGCTGCCCCCCGGCACGGTCGCGCCCAGGGAGATTTCGGTGACTGCGCCGCCAGTTCTCGACACTACTGGGGAGACGGACGAGTAGGTGGCGAGATGCACATATCGGGAAGTCGCGTTCGCGTGCGGGATCTGTGGACGCGACGCGCATGTCTGGACATGGGACACCGAGTACCCGCCCGACTGTCCCTCGTGTCTGTTCCCCATGACCAGGGTCCGACCGGTCTCTCACCATGCGCCGACCGTGATCGGGGACGCCTGCGATCTGGTGGTCGAGCATGGGATCTGCTGGCCGGGGGGCGCGCCGCGCCGGTTCCGCTCGAAGTCGGAGATGAAGCGGGTCGCGACGCAGATGGGCCTGACCAACTACGTCCGACACGTGCCGGCGGCGGGGACCGACAAATCGCCGCATACCGTCTCGTGGGATACGGGGCCGGCGCCGGGGGCGGATCCGCGGCCGATGGCGCTCTTGAGTCCGGACGAACAGGCGGCGCGCCGGGCCGAGTGGTATCGCAATGAGTGACGAGATTACGAGCATCATCGAATCGGCGGCGGCGGACCTGAGCGCTGCCGAGCCCGCGCCGGCTGCGCCGGAGCCGTCGTCGGCCGCGCCTGGGGAGGCGTCGGCGCCGGAGTCGGCGGCGCCGAGCACGTCGGCGGCGGCTCCGGCGGAGTCGGCCCCCGCGGCTGAGGCGGACGGGAAGCCGGCGGTCCCGGCCGCGTCCTCTCCTTCGAAAGCGGAGGCGGCCGAGGACGCGGAACTTTCGAAGATCGAACAAGAGCTAGTTGCGAAGAATGCCAGCCTGAAGAGCGGCCGGATGTCGATGGCGCGCCACCAGGCGGTGCTCGCGCTGCGGCGGCGCGAGTACGAAGCGGCGATGGCGCGGGCGGCCGAGCGGCTCGAAGCGGCCAAGCAGTACGAGGCGCCCGAGTTTCGCGATCGGCTCCGCGCCTTCGAGATTGCCGAGAAGAACCCGGATCAGTTCCTTCAGATCCTGTACGCGATCCCGGACTACCGCACCCGTTTGGATGCGCTGGTCGAGCAGGCGCTGGCCTCGCGCGGCGGGGCCGCGGCGGCGCCGGAGCCGGAAGCCGAAGCCGAGCCCCAGCCCGACACGCTGCTCGAAGGCGGCGGGATGGGCTACTCGACCGAGCGGGCCAATCAGTTGTGGGAGTACCGGCTGCGGCAAGCGCGCCAGGAGTACGACCAGAAGCTGGCCACGCTCGAAGAGGGGCTCGCGCCGATCAAGCAGGAACGGCAGACGCGCGAGATCATCGAGCAGGCGTACACGCGCCAGGGTGGCATCCTCGCCGATGCGCGCAAGAACTGGCCGCTCTTCGCGCAGTACGAAGGCAAGATTCGCGCGGAACTCAGCAAGCCCGGCAACGAGCGCATGCAGCTCGAACAAGCGTATCGGCAGGTCGTCGTCACGAACGAACGCGCCGATCGCGCCCGCATTGAAGCCGAGGCCCGCATGCGCATTCAACAAGAACTCAACGGCCACGCGGCAGCCCCGCGCAGTTTGCGTCCGGGGTTGCCGGAGGCCGACGCGTCGCGCACCACCGGCGGCGATGGCGAGATCGAAGCCATCATCCGCCACGCGGCGCGCTCGCTCGGGTAAGGCCCGCCTCCGCGTGAGCGAGATCACGCGTCGTTCGATGCCCCCGCGCCTGTACGGGGAGACAGCCACAGGCACCACCCGCTCCTGACGGCGAGACAGTCAGACACCCGTTCGATGTGTGTTTGTCCGTCCTCGTGACGGAAAGGAGAGAGGTATGCCTACGGTCTCCCAGATTTTGGCGGCATCGTACCCGGCCGTCGTCGCGGCGAAGAAGAAGCCCGCGAATCAATGGGCGGAGTCCGCGCTGATGCGCGAACTCGAAAAGCAGAACGGGATCAAGCGGATCTCGATGGGGCCGACGATCGAAGAGCCGCTCGACTATCGGCGCAGTCCGACGTCCGGCTTCCTCGCGACGGATCTCCAGACGACGTCGCTGACGAAGACGGAAGTGCTGACCACGGCGGTCTATACGCCCGGCCAGCTCAGCGTCGAGATGGTGTGGTCGAAGGCCGACGAAGCGAAGAACCCGACGGAAAACCAGAAGGTCGCGCTCGTCAAGGCCATCATCGAGAACGGACTCGAAACGCACGACGACCTGATCGAAGAGGCGCTGTTTGCGACCTCGACTGACGGGTTCCTCGGGTTGCTCTCGATCTATCCGGACTCGGGCCAGGGCAACGTCGGCGGGATCGATTCCAACCTCGATGCGTGGTTCCGGCATTACTCGGCGACCTACGCGCTGGCCGGCACGAACATCTACGCGCAGTTGACGAAGGCGTTCAACGAAGCGGCGAAGGGCACGGGCGGCTCGATGCCCTCGCTCTTGGTCAGTGACGGCGACACGCAGGCGATCTTCGAGGGCGCGGTCCAGACGTTCACGCGCTACGTGGACACGAAGGACATGGATGCGGGCTACAAGACGCTCGCGTTCAAGGATGCGCGCTGGGTGTTCAGCCCGTACGGCGGCACGCGGATTTACGGGTTCAACACGAAGCACACCAACCTCAAGGTGTCGAAGGAATTCTTCCGGGAAAAGGGCGAGACCCAGGAGATCCAGAACGCGCACGGGTACGTCTCGAAGATGTACTCGATGCTCCAGTTGACCACCAACAACAAGAGCCGTGGGTTTGTGTTGACCCAGGTGCCGTAGGTTCGGGCTTCCGAGAAAGGAGCACTCGCAATGGCGAAATTTACTTCTCCTCCCGTGGTCGGTCTGCCCGAGGACACGCACACGACGGCGCAGAACCGCCTCGGGATGCAAGCGACCGATGACTACGGCCGGACGTGGGTCTACGTGAACTACCCGGCAGCGGTGGTCCAGGGCAACTGGGTGACGTTCAACGCGGCGGGGTTGGCCCCGCTCTTGGCGGCGAATGCGATCGGGCCGGTCGGCGTCGCAGGTGGCGCGGGCGGGGCCGGATCGTTTGGCTGGGCGTGTGTCGTCGCGCGCAACGGCGTGCCGGCGCGGCTCGCGGCCAACTGCGCGGACGGCGGACGCCTTGGCTTCGAGGGCGCGGCGGGCGTTGCGGGCGATGGCCGCGCGGCGGGCGACGAAATCTACAACGCGTACGCGCGATCGGCGACGACGGGCGCGGCGGCGTTGGGGTTCGCGCAAATTATCAATCCGTTCGTGGATGACGTGAACGGGGCGTAAGGGTGAGGGGGCGGAGGTGGGGGAGCCACGTTCTGGCGGGCGTGGCTCCCCGGAGCGGACACGGAGCCGGACATGACGAATCACAACGACACGAAAGATCAGGACCCGGGCGGCGAGATGGCGCCGGCAGCGGCAGCCAATCAACTCGTCGATGTGCTCAAGCGGCTGACGCTGATTCAGGAGCGGCAGCCGATTCCGCAGGAGACGGTCGCGCAAGCGACGTTCGTCACGCCGTGGAATCCGACGGGCAAAAAGACGCGCCCGCGTTTGCGGCGGCGGGTGTTTCTCAACGGGCATCCGCTCTCGGACACGCGGCTGACCGAGGATGAGGTCACGCTGCTCAACAGTCTCAAGCACGGGCGGTATCACAACCGCCAGTGGTTGGTGCTGGAGCGCGATGAAGAGGGCACGTCATCGTTGCACGTCTTTTTTCCGAACAAGACGGAATCGCAGCGCATTGAGCATGCGCGGCTGGCCCCCAACGGCCTCGTGGATCTGTTGCGGATGATGCACGACGAGATGCAGACCGTGAAGCTCGCGGGCTAACCCGCGCGCGAGAGGAGCCCGAACGATGTCGATCATCACGCTCATCATCGTGCTCGTGATTCTCGGCTTGGCGCTCTATCTGCTGGAGACGTACGTGCCGATGTCGCCGCCGATCAAGCTCGTGATTCGCGTGGTCGTGGTGCTCGCGATCGTGATCTGGTTGTTGCAGGCGTTCGGGATCTGGCACGGGCCGAATCTCAAGCTATGAAGCGGGCGATCGTGATCGGGCTTCTCGCGCTCGTTGCGGTGAATTGTCACACGACGATCGCGGGGTGCATCGGCGCGATCGTCTGCCACAACTATCCGCCCCCGAAGCCGGAGCCGCCGCGCGAGCGCGAGCGCGAAGTGCCTCGTATCTCGCTCTGGTGGTGGTTGATGTGAGAGGGGTCCATGACGTTCAAGGAGTTGCAAGATGCCGTCATGGAACGGCTCAACCTCACGACGCCCGAGGCGCGCACGCGCATCAAACGTGAGCTGAATCTCCGCAACGCGGAGCTGACGAGCAGCCCAGGGATGGCGAAGGCCCGGCGCTCGGTGGTGACGTCCGAGACGACGGCCGACAATCCTCTGTTGCACTTCGCGGACGTCGCGAACGTGTTTTCGATCTACGACCCCGTCCATCTGCACGCCGTACTCGACGAAGTGTCGATCAACGAGATCCACGAGCGCGACACCGATCAGATGGACAGCGGCCATCCGCGCGTCTACGCGGTCGTCAATCACCTCAAGCGATCGGTGTCGGTCATGCTCTACCCGAAGCCGTCGAGTGCGTACGGGTTGAAGGCGGACGTCCTGGCGCTGGGCACGGACATGGTGGCGGATGGGGATGAGCCGGCGTTCCCGATCGATTTCCACGATGCGCTGGTGTTCGGGGCGCTGTACGACGAGGCGCTGAAGATCGAGAAGAACGGGCCGGCGATCAAGGCGGCGCGGGAAGACTACGAACGGCGGAAGTCGGAGCTGCGGTATTTCTTCGCGAAGCGCGCGTACTTCAGTCGGACGCAGAATGACCGGCTCGCGGAGTTCGGCATGACTGAGCGGCGGTGGGGACCGATCGGGGTCCTCTGATGGCCGGCGAGCCGATCCTCATCACGGACCTGCGCGGCGGGATTAACGATTCCGACAGTCCGCTCTTGCTCAAGCCGAACGAGATGACCGATGCGCGGAACATCGATTTCCGCGCGGGCGCGCTCGGGGCGAAGCGGCGCGGGACCGAGGGCATCGACATCACCGGATCGATTTTCGATTCGGCGATCGTGGCGCTCTTCCGGCACACCCCGACGAACAATATGGGCAATGACGAGCTGTGGGCGCTCGATGCGAACGGGCATCTCGATCGGCGCGTCGGTGGGACGTGGCAAGGCGGCGTGCCGCGCGCGAACACGGCGGTCACGATTGCGCCGCTGAACTACGACGCGAATGCGGCGAGTCTGCACGGCAAACTCTTTATCGCGGCGAAAGGATCGGAGGACCGGTTGCTCGTCTGGGACGGCACCGTGTTGCGCTGGGCGGGATTTCTCCAGCCCCAGGCGCCGGTCGTCACGAACACCGGGGTGAGCGGCACGTACTCGGGTACGCGGTACGTGCGAGTGCGGTACGTCCAGCAGGTCAGTGGGGCCGTGGTGCGGCGGTCTGAGCCGTCAACGGTGACGACGTTTGCGCCGAGCGGGGCGGCGGACGGTCTCGCGGTGGTGCGCCCGCCCGGCGTGGACGATCCGGCGTCCGTTCGGAAGGAAGACCAGACGCATTGGGAAGTTGAGTTGTCGCTGGACAACATCCTCTTCTATCGCATGGCGACGCTCCTCGTGACGGACACGATCTACACCGATCGGACGCCGTACGCGACGGGCTATTCGTCCGGGGTGCTGTCCGAAGCGGTGGGTGAGTATCGGCCGCCGGGGGCTGCGAAGCATGTGACGGTCGATGAAGATCGGTTGCTCTTGGCGGGCTCGCACTTTGTGGCTGGCCAGGATGCGACGGTGTGGTGGACGCCGGTGGCAGCCGATGACGGCGTCGGCAATGACGAGCGGTTGCCGCAGGCGACGCTGCAATACATCACGTTCGATGGATTGAGCGGGGGCGGCATCACGGCGCTCGTGGCGGGCGTGAACGGGGCCGTGTATCCGTTTAAACGGTCACGCGTCTACAAGATGATCCGGACCGGGATTCTGGCCTCGGCGTACGACCCGGTGACGGAAAGCTGGTCGCGCGGCGCGACAATGCGAGGCGCCGTCGCCGGCCTCGATGAGAACGGACTGCCGGTCGTCTACTTCCTCGACGATGCGAAGGGGCTCTGTCGCATCGGGCAGCGTGGGGTTGAGGATCTGGCGGGCAACGTCGAGACGACGTGGAAGCGTCGCAACAAGAACGCGCTCGTCAATCCGCGCCTGATTCATTACCCGGAGTTGGATCAAGTCTGGTACGCCGTGCCGTTGGACAACGCGTCTACGGCGAATCGCTTGTTTGTCTACGAGACGCAGTACGGGGCCTCGCTCTATCACGATGGGCTGCCCGCTGCCGCCGTGTCGTTCACGTTGTTTCAGCGGCCGGACTTGAAGATGCAGCCGGTGTTCGGGACCGGGTTGACCTCAATGGCCGGGGGCGGGCAGACGTATCTGCATTTCGGCGATGTCGGCGCGACCGACAACGGGACGATCTTTCGTGCCTACGCGATCAGTCGGCCATTCGCGCTCGGGCAGGTGTACCAGAAGTTTGGGATTCTTTCGGCCGTGCTGGTGGCCTCGGCGTCGGCGGCGACGGTGATCGTGCGGCTCATTCGCAACCTGGGCGTCGAGACGTTGACGCGGCTCGTGTCGCTGGCGGCCGTGGGGACGGAAGCGTACGTCGTGCGTCCGCTGGACAGTCTCAGTCTCAGCGGCATGAACATGCTGCAATTCGAGTTGGGCGATGACGTGGCGTCTGCGCAGACGTGGAGTCTCGATCAGTTGGCGTTCCGCCCACGGCGCGAGGAGGGCAGCGCGTGAGGCTCGCGCTGATTAACCGCGAGAAGCTCCAGGCGCTGGGGTCGGCGCTCGTGGCGGAGTTTGACAATCTCGTGTCGCGGATTCGTACGGGGTGGGGTGTCGAACACACGGAGGCCGGCGGGCACACTGAAGTCCATGCGGAGACGTTGAGTACGGGGCGCTTGGTCTTTTCGGACATCGTCACCGATAACCTCAATGTCCCATTGATCCACAACTACGATCCTGGCGGATTCAACACGGCGTCGGTGCTGCGTGTGAACCCGGCGAGCGACGGCGCGATGATTTCTGGTTTGCGCGTGCCGCTCGATGCGGCCGGCAACGTGCTCGATGGGCGCGTGCTCGTTCTCGAAAACGTCACCGAACAGGGGCGGCACATTCGGCTGGCGCACGAGAATTCCCCGGAAGGGCAGGGATCGTTTGCGCGCAATCGGTTTCGGTTGCCGCGTCAGCCGCTGCCGGTCAATGCGAGCAGTGAATTTGTCGTGCACCCGTCGATGTTCGTGACGTTGATTTACAACGCGCCGAAGGCGCGGTGGGTCATTGCGTCGTCGAGTATCGATCAGTCAATCGCGTACTTTCAGATGTCGGCGTCGGTGTTTACCGTGTCGATGCCGAATCATTGGGCCGCGAAAACGTGGCGGATTATCCCCACGGCGCGCGATTTGTTGGTGCTGGCGTTTACGTCAGCGGGGGTGCCGGACGACGAGATCCGCACGCTCGTCAATGACGGGAATTACGCGCTGCGGCTGCTGCACGCGCACCCCTCGGGCGCGGCGGCTGATCGGCTGTATTGCCCTGGGGGGATGCGCTACATGCTCAACCCTCGGGAGTCCGTGGATCTCCAGAAGATTCGCGGCGGCGGATGGCGCCTACTGCTCAAGGCGGATCAGTGGATTGATGCGCCGTGGAGTGCGTCGTGGTTTACCGGCAGTGGCGGGTCGTGGGCGCCTGGGACGGTCAACACATTTGCCTATCAGTTGGACGGTAACAAGATGACCGTGTCGTTCCATTTGACGGCGATGACGATTACGGGGACGCCGGGCGTGTTGCTCCTGATCATTCCCGACAATCGGTTGGCGGCGCGGAATATGTCTGTGCGCCTCGCGCTCGCGTGGGATGCGACGGGGTTTCGCACGAACGCCGTGGTGAGCACGAATCCCGGTCAAGGGTATCTCTATTTCCATGTCGATCCGTTTGGGTCGCAGAATTGGGCGGCGGTGTCGGCCGGCGCCTATTTCCTCGGGCAGATCACGTTCTGGGTGAAAGAGGACCATCAGATTCAGGAGCCGCACACGGACGTGCTGCACGCGGACAGCGGGCACGCCGACGCGGAGCACGGCGACATCGCGCACGTGGATGCGATTCACGTGGACAGTCATGGGGACACGGCGCACGGCGACGGGACCCATGCGGACGTCATTCACAATGATTTTCACACCGATAACGTGCACCTCGACACGCACTCGGATGTCGCTCATAACGACACGCATACCGACGTCGCGCACGTGGACATTCCGCACACCGATTTCAATCACATCGATGCGCACACCGATAGTCCGCACGGGGACACGGCGCACCAGGATCAGGCGTTTCACGACGTGCCGTTCCAGGATTACCACTCGGACGCCGGGCACTTCGATCAGCACGGCGATCAGATCCTGAACCACAGCGACTCGCACACGGATCAGACGCACGGGGATTGCCAAGGGCACACGGATGCGTTCCAGCACTGTGACGGGATGCAGCACTGGGATGCGCACGGGGATCAACAGATCGACGGGGACCATTACGATAATCATGGCGACACGCCGATTCACACCGATACGCACGGGGATGCGGGGACGCACGACGATACGCACACCGACGCGCCGCACGTCGATGTGCACAACGACCAATTCCACGATGACGTCCCGCATCAGGACGTGACGCATTCAGACGCGGTCCATCAGGACACGCACGACGACCTCGCGTCGCTGTACACCCCGCACTACGACACGCCGCACAGCGATCTGCACACCGATGGCGCGCATACGGATAGTCACACAGACATTCCGCATGAGGATAGTCACACCGATGTACTGCATCAGGACGCGTCGCACGCGGACGTGACGCACAGTGACAGCCACAGTGACGTGCCGCACTCCGACACATTGCACACCGATCAAGGGCACACCGATGCGCCGCACGGCGACGCCGGGCATCAGGACGCGGGCCTGCACACCGATGAGAATCACACGGATTTTTGACCATGAGCATTGAACTTCAGCCCCTCGGCGTGAAATGCAACATCGCGTGCAGCTACTGCTATCAGGAGCCGATGCGGCTCGGTGGCAACGAGAAGACGCCGTCGTACGACCTCGCGGCGATGAAGCGTGCGGCGGAAGCCGAAGGGGTTGGATTGCCGGATGGGCACGGGGGGAAGACGACGTTCGCGGTGTTCGGCGGCGAGCCGTTGCTGTTGCCGCTCGCGGACCTCGAAGAGTTGTTCCGCTGGGGGCTGGAAGACAAAGGCGCGCCGCCGGGGATTCAGACGAATGCGTCGCTCATCACGGATCGGCACCTCGCGCTGTTCAAGAAATATCGGACCGGCGTCGGCGTGAGCATGGACGGTCCCGGCGTGCTCAATCGCACGCGGCGCGCGAAGGACGCGAAGGATGCAACGACGGATGCGACGACCGCGAAGAGTCAAGCGGCGTTGGAGCGGTTACTCGATGAGGGGATCAGCACGAGCTTGATCGTGACCGTGAGCGCCGGCAATGCCGGCGACGACGATCGGCTCGATCAGTTGATCGACTGGTTGCTGGCGCTGCGCGATCGGGGCTTGCGCTATGTGAACTTGCACACATTGGAAGTGGATAGTGATGACGGCGCGTCGCTGTTGCTCTCGACGGGGCGATCGATTCAGGTGATGCGGCGGCTGCGTCGTGACCTTGTGGGGTTCAGTCACGTGTCGCCGTTCGCCGACATGGAGAAGTCGCTGCTCCGCGAGGTCGGTGCGAATTGCGTGCTCAATCACTGCGATCCGTTGACGACCTCGGCGGTGCGGGGGATTGACGGCCAGGGCGGGCGGAAAAATTGCGGGCGGACGGAGAAGCAAGGCGTATCGTTCATGAAAGCCGACACCCCCGGCCGCGAGCGATCGCTGCTCTTGTACCTCACGCCGCAGGAGGATGGCGGCTGCCAGGGGTGCCGGTTTTTCGCGGCGTGCGGGGGCCATTGTCCCGGGGAAGGGATTGACGGCGATTGGCGCAATCGGTCGATTCACTGCGGGCTGTTGATGGCGCTCTTCGCCGACATTGAAGCGGCGTTGGCCGCCGAGGGAAAGACGCCGATCTCTCAATCGCTTCGCCGGCCGGCGGTCGAAGCCGAACTCCTCGGGCAGCCGGCGTCGTCGCTGCGGATGGTGACGACGCACGGCGATACGCCACACGGAGACAGTCACGGGGATCACACCGATTACGGGAAGAAGTCATGAAGCGGTTGAATTTTCGGTTGCCGGAGTGGGACCCCCGGATCACGTGGACGTCGGCCGAGGCGCGCACCGTGTGGGAGCCGCGCATGCGGCGCGTGTCCGCTGCGTACCTCGACGCGGAACGGCAGGCCGTGGTGCTCGGGCAGAAACCGAGTGCCCTGCAAGCCGTGTCGCCAGACGGGCACCTGGATCTGACGCGGCAGATGGCGGCGCACGGGCTCGTGGTGCTGCCGCTTGGGAAGTTGGCGCGGACGTCTGGGTATAGCTCGGCGACGCGCCCGCTCGCGGAGGGCGAGCCGTTCGATCTGCGCGTGGCGATCACGCGCCCGGACGCGGTCGAACGATGGACCGAGGCGTGGGCTGAGAGTAACGACGAGCAGATCGGGCGCTTGCTCGGGTACCCGCCCTGTTGTCGATCGTTCTTTGAGACGGCGTGGGTGCGCGAGCACTGGTTCGACACGACGTACCCGATGTCGTATGGCAAGACGGACGTGCAGGGCACCAATATGCTGCTGCGCTGGTTTGGTATCCGGCCGGTCAGTCACTTGCCGTGCAGCTTCGACTGTCTCGCGACGAAGGAGCAGGCCGTCGAGATGATCGCGCTCCTCCCGCCGTGTGAACGCGCGTGAATGCACGCGATGTTGTCGTGGCCGGTGCGGTGGTCGAG